TCGTTCTTTGACTGTTCATTCTCAATCGCACACTTTGTACCACTAATACCTAAAGCTCCTAAAAAACCTAAAACACCTAATAATCCTAACATAATATTACATCCTTTCTTAAATATATTCTCTAATCATATTTTATTTTATTTCTACTACTTTTTCAATATAAATTTTCTATTTTTACATTATCATTATACAATTCATTATGTTTCTCTACTGCCATTTCCATAATATCTGGAAAATAATCATTTTCTCTGACCTCTATTGTCTTTACATCACCACACTTTACACAAACGGAATCTTTAATATGACCATATTCTCTTTGAGAAGATCCTCTTTGAATTCCATTTATTGCTACTGTATCCGTATGTAAGCAACTTAAACAGATAAATCTACTTAATTGCATATAGTTATTCTTTCTATTTCTATGTCTACACATTTTACCACCTCGTTTTTGTATTAAAAAAGAAGCAGGAATTCCCGCCTCTCTCATTAGTTTATTTCCGTTGAAAATGATTATTTCTTTGTCTTAAAAATAACCTCTTATTAATCTATAATTTTGCTTAATTCTTCCCAATCTTCTCGATTTCCTGTTCTACTTAAATGATAGTGTCCGCCGTCAATTGCCACAGCTCCACATTTACAAACTACAAACTGATGTTGAGCCGTGCTTTCAATAACATCTCCACATCTCTTACATCTAATCTTATTTACTAAAATCTTTTCCAATATCAATCACCTCTTTAATAAATTGAATAACACATTGCCATCTTATCACCCATTGGATTGATTACAACATAAAAAATATCTCTATTATTCCATGTGTATTTAAAAACATCTTTTTTGTTTGATGTCTGTCCTATCGTACATACCGTATCCCCAATGTTAACTTTTTGTGTTTTTGGAATACCTAAAAGCTCTCTTATATCTCTGTCAAACCTGTCTCCTTTTGTAATTCTATTGTACTGATTGTCACTTAATGTTGCCACTTTGTTCATTACTATTTCCATAGTTATATTCTCCTTTCATTTCCATTTAAGCTTAAACTTCCTTTATAATCTCCTGCACTTTACTTTTCTCAAATAAGCATAATATGTTTGGAGATAGTTTAATCCCATCAGGTGCATATACTTCTCTTTCCAATAACTTGTGATTAAATCCATTTTTCTGAAATGCCATCATAATTTCTACACTAGATGTACTTGTAGTACATTCCATTAAAACTCTCATGTTGTGTTCATTTGCATATCTAAGACAATCTTCTGCACTAAACACATCGCTTAATATTAATAAATTATTTTCGTTCTTTGAAAATTTAGGTATATATTTACTCACGGCTTTCATCCTTTCTTATACAAACCTCGAATTTTTCAGGATTAATTTTCCCACTGAATTTCAATTTTTCCTTTAGCAATTTCTTCACCTGATTTAAATAAAGAGTAAAATTTCACTTCCCTTATCTGTATTCTGGTCTAACCAATTTGCATAACTTGATATATTATTACGCCAACCGTCAACATAATGTTTGTTGTCAAATACATCACCATCATTGTACCATTTATATATTAACTTACAAACTGCTGTTACAATCTGTGTTGCTTTTGTATCCCCTTCTCCCCAAACGGTTAAATATAAATCGCTTACATTTTTAAATTTTTTAAAATAAATTCCTTTTACTGACATAAAAATTACCTCGCTTTTTTCATATTTTATATTATCTTATTATAACACAACATCATTTTTTGATACAGTATGCCAATCATCAAAATAGTATACATATACCAACAGTATATCTGGATGTATAACATATTCAACATACTTATTTACTTTTAGCATACCAAATCTTTTAAGCAAGTATTTAGTCATATCAACTCTTTTCTTCAATACCTAAAACTCGATTGATTTGAGTAATTCTAGCAAGTAGCTTTTCTTTTTCTGCTATTAATTCTGATATTTCTTCCATATCTTCTCTAATTTCTAAAATCTCAATTTTATATGGAAGATTATCTTTCTCTTTTTCAAATATATTTTTATTAACTTTTGATAAATAAAAAACAGACCCAGCAGATACTTCTGAACACCAATATTTTGCACTGCCTCCACTTTTAATCTTACCAGAAATAAGGACTACGTCTTTACCGACTCTTGCACCACTATCTCTATTATAAGCACTAGAAATATCTTTTCCAAACACTCTTATAGACTCTTTGCAAGCAAAAGAATCTTCTAAAAATTTTATTTTAACATCAATTGTTTCATTTCTATCTATGTCAGAATAACCAAAAACATCTACCATAATATTTCTTACATTATCAATATATTCTTTTGGAACTGTCCAACATTTATTTGATGAATTCCATCTTGCAGAACCTATGTTTTTAATTTTAATAACAAATTCCTTATTGTACGGTGTATAAATATTTATTGAACTACTTCCTAGTACGATCTTAATGTCCATATCTTTATCCTCCTTGTATAATTTCTCTAATTTGTTTATATAAATATAACCTCAAAAATAATTTTTGAGGTTATATTTCTTACATTAATGCCATTGTAAATGTTTGTAGAACACAGTAAAAAGTCCCATTTTTAGGATAATCTTTATCTTTTTCATCCCAATCAAGAAGTAAAATATCAAGGAACTCTGAACTAATATCTGTCAATAAGTTTAATTGAAGAATGGTATTAAAACAGCCATCTCTATCATGATATTCCATGTAATATACTAATTGTGTCCTTAGTCCTTTTAGTTTATCACCAGCCACTTTTTTCATTTCTTTTCCAGAATTATATGCTTTTTGTACATAGTTATCTCTAACTATATGATTAAGTTTTTTAGTTATTAACTGTTCTGCATAATCAGTTGGTTTCTTATCTGTACTTATCCAATTTTCTAATGTTTCAATTTTAACTTTTAATGCTTCTGCTAATTCAGGAACTGTCTTAACTCCTAAATAATCCTTATATTTTTCCCAATTTTTAATAGTTATTTCTAACATAACATTCACTCCTTTTTTAATTATGTTTTATTTTTTTAATTTAGCTCTTGACATATAATTAGTTTATTACACATTGCGTAGTATGTCAAGTGCTTAGTATGCTTTATCTAATTCTCCTAAGATTTCCAATACATCTCTTTCGTCAACCTTCATATGCTTATTGTCTCGAGTCTAAAAAGGAACATAATCTTCATATTTTTCATACAACTTCTCTAAGTAAGTATCACAGTCTTCTACTATTTTATCATAGTCATCAGGAGAAACTAGGCAATCGAAAATTTCGTATAAATATTTTCCATCATACCCAAGGTTGTGTTCCATATTAGAATATATATGAGGATAAATGTCTATAACGTCTACTGAGTTTGGAACTATAAAATCATAGTCTCCTACACAATATTCATCTAAGATACTGCCTATTTCTTCATATATCTCATTCTCATAATGTGTTGACAAAAATCTATATAGCTAACAGATGAACTTAATTCTATAATGTCTTTTTCGATTTTATCAATTTGTGTTAAACTTAAATTATATTTATTTTTCATAATTTTACCTCCGATTAATCTATAATTTTATTTGTGATAACTTCATAAAACTCATTACCCTTCGCCATAGTAATCCAATTACCTTTTTTAGCCCTGACAATGCTTTTTCACCGTAGCAAGAAATCATTGAACCAACACCATAACATTCTATAGCAGCAACCTCTCCTTGAGAACATACTCTTGTGTTATTAGCATATATATTCACTTTTATATTACGACAGTTTCCACTACTATTAATGTTTACTTTACTGTTATTTCCGAATATATTAATTGTCGCACCATCTGAGTCTATGTTCACTACAGTGTTACCGTAAATATTAATTGTGTCATTAAGACCGTTAAATATAATTAATAATTTTCTCTTTTCCTGAATTCTTCTTCTAAATCTCTACTTCTTTGTTCAGATGCTTTTCTATCTAACAATGATGGAATACCAAATACTACAAACAAAGCGATAGCACAACTAATTAAATCTACGAACATAATAATCTCTCCTTTTTATTTTTATAATAACATAATTAACGATTAAAAACAATACTCTTAGTAAAAACATTTTTAAACAATTCATCTTCTAATAATTTCTTTGCGTAATCATTAGTCGATAAATGTTCACATTTGTCTTTTTCTTTATACCTCAATAATCTATCTGCGTCCACAGAAGACAAAGTGAAATTTAAGTTTATTACCATATATCTCTTCCTTTCTTGTATAATATCATTTGTGTAGTACCATAATTGGTACTAAAAAAGAGATTAGAAAATTTTCTAATCTCTTTATGAAATATGAGTTTCATTAAACATATTATCCCTCTAAATATTTATCAATTTTCTCATATAACTGGTCACACAAATTCAAAATACCACCAGTTCCGTTTTCTTTGCTGTCATCGTAAATTTCTTCAGAAGATTGATAACATAAGTCTGAAATTCTTTTTAATAAATCCTTTTCTTTATTATCCATAACCATCACCATTTTAGCCTTTCGTTTTAGATTTTTATATACAACTCTGTTTTATTCAAACTCCTTATTAACCCAATGACCAAATCCTGAAGAATCGATTGTATATTCTTCAACTAAATTTACCTTTTCTAACCATGCACACTCACCATTTTCACACTTGATTGGCAACCATGTAAATACAGTAGAACGCCTTAACTCTCCGTAATAAGGCTTAATTTTTATTTGCTTTTTCCATCTCATAATTTCCCTCTTTTTCAAAATAAAATTATTCAAGTTTTCTTGCAATCGCTTTTATTCCTTTGATTATTACTTCATATTTCCCTTCCTCATTAAATGACACTATATAAGGAAACGGAAATGTTTTACAATAACCACGTACAGATTCACGTTTTGTGTGTCCATTCCCTAATTCGCAATCAATCCTAATATTTTTATTATTATCTTCAAAAGAAGTATCTTTTTCTCTTTTAATATAGGCTAATATCCCTGATTGTCCAGGAAATTCTTCTATACACCATATTACTTTATCAACTATATAACTCTTTCCTTTAACATGAATTGTATCTCCAATTGTAGGCTTAACACCTACTTCTAAATTAACAACCAAATTATCTTCTTCACATTTAAGCTGTACTAACAACATATTTATTCCTCTTTTCTAAAATAAATTTAATTACTTAAAAATAAATCCTAACCAACCAGTTCTAATTAAATGCTGACCATTAGTAAATGCAATATCTATATCTATTGCACCCAAAGTTATAAATGATAATAAAACAAATCCAATATAATACAATATCTTCATATAATCACCTTCCTTTTGAGATTTCCGTTTCATATTATTCTACATTACAAATGGCATTAACATAGCATTCATGAAATACAGTGGATTTATCATTGTTTTCATCAAAAGTATCAATCCATGCACATAACACCCTATAGTTACTTCTGCCTCTTTTAATCGTTTTCATAGCTTCTTCAAGACTTGTACATCCACTTGACATTGCAGAAAGCCAAGGCTTACTATTTTCTGTATCTTGAATAAGCAATGACACCCAATATAATTTCATATTGTCAACATAACTCCTTTCTAAATAGCCGATTTATTCTGTTATTTCAACCTTAATTTCTGTATTTCTCCAATTTCCTTGTAAATATTTTTTAGATACGGATGTTCCAGATTTGTAACTATCAATAAATTCTGTTAAGGACTCCATAACTTTATAAAACATTTCAAGCAACCAATAATGAGTATATGATATATGTATACCATCGCATAAAAACTCCCACAGAAAATCTTTTGCATCATCTTTACAAATCCAGTCTTCTTTGTCTATAAATTCTACTGAACCGATATAATCATAATAACTACGGCTAGGTATTGCTATTCCCTTATCAAAATCAATAAAATCATAATATTCATCATCATCTATTATTACTTCTTTATCCGTACAGCCAAATTTATCAGCATTTCTCAAGCTGTAATCGCCATCAGTATACAATTTATAGGTAATAGTTATTTTCATAAACATCACATTCCTTTCTAAATTTGAAATCATCGTTTCATCGTATTATTCCAACCCATTCGTTTCTTTTCATTCAAATCTTTATTATATGGACATTCTGGAATTTTGCATTTACCACACCATCCAATATCACTTGCAGATTCACGATCATATGCTTCATCATAATCACAAAGCTCATGATCTATATTTTTTGTTTTTCTGCTCATTTATCGACACCTCTATTCTTTACAATTCTTTTTTAATATAATAGTTATACACACCAATATTCTTCTCCATCCACTGCTCTTTTAACTTCATCAATAGACAAATCATATAAATCAGCAACAAAATCTATTGCACTATCAATAGATTGCAACGAAGCAAATTTTCTTCTGTCTCTAAGACAACTAATAGCTTGCTGTAAATTTCTCTCCTTGTGTAATAATTCCTGTTGCTTAACCACCGCATATTTTTCGTAATTGCTTTGACTCATAATTTCACCTTCCTAGTAAATCCTCATTTCATCATCATATTCTCATTGTTTGTAAATCGCACACATATAACTTAATTCCAACAGGTTTTTTATTTTTATATACAATTTCCTGATTCGTATATTTTAAACCTGTTTCTTCTTTTGCCTTTTCTACCGCTTTCTTATCTAATTTGTTTGCAATATCATTTTCATCAAAACAACCAACATAATATCCTTTACCTTTTACATAGTCCATATATTTTCCTCCATTCTTCCAAAGAAACTCTTGATTCAATCTAATAATCCAATACTTCCAACACATCTGGATGATCTTCAAACCATGAATTTTCATCCAATTTCCATATTTCAATCCAATCTGTTTTAGCATTAAATTCATTAGAATGTGCATTGTATGCAGTTTTTACTTTTTCTCTTGCTTCTTCCACACTATCAGCAATAACAATTCCTGTTGCTAAATCCTTTACGGAATAACCATATAATCTTTTAACATTCATAATTACCACTCCCTTAACTCTTCATTTGCCTTATCAATCAAACTAACTGGAATTGCTTTAAAGTCTGTCACATAGCCTTCCATTGCATTGATATGTTCTTCAATATATTCTTCCAGTTCCTTTTTGAAATCATCATCAGATACATTTGTTAAGTCGTCATTCCATGAAAAACTTGCGACATCACAATAATCATACGGATATTTATCAGCCCCATATCCATATCCTGTATCAACACCACCAACGTACAAGTCAAACCATAAGTGATTTCCCCAATCAATAATATCAAAGCAAAGATTCCCAACTCTTACGTTCCCAATATACTCTCCACTTCCTTCTTCGTTTATATATACATGTTGTTCTGCCTTATATCTCTGAAACTCTGGCTGCAAATTCCATTTAAACTTCATATCTCATCACTCCTTCCACAATTCTTTATATGCTTTTTTAGCAGCTTCTTTTAGTTTGACTGTCCAATATTCATCCGAAAAGTCTATCTCATATGGGTAACAATCTTTCAATTTATCGTGCTCCCAAAGACCTTTTTCGTTTTTAAATATTCGATAGAAAGCACTATTGTACTCTGTGTTTTCTGCACTATTGTCAATGCAGAGATTGTAGTCAACAGCTTTCTCTTCATTTCCATACTCAGCGTCTCCCCAACTATCATAGTTTTCGTGTTTTTCAATACAGTTTAAAATTTCAAACTTACATATGCGAAGAGAAAATATATTCGGCGAAGCTATTTCTTCTATTTTATCGAAGAATAAAAGAATTTCGTCTGCCCTATCCTCACCAAAACGATTCTCAGCATCTTCAGAAGGTACTTTATAGTATTTTTTATCAGATTTATCAGATGTAACTATAATTACAAAATTATCCTCATAGTCAGCAATTTCTGCATCAAATAATTCAAGAAATTCATACAAATCTTCGTCATCATAAACAATGTTATCCTCGCATTCTACAGGGATTTCAAATTGATATAAGTCATTGTATTTATTTACAACATCTTGAAATGTCATTGTTTTAAGGTCGTTTAAAATTTGTTCAAAATTTCCCTTTTCTAACTCAAACCCCTCATGACAAAATCCAACTTTATCAGACAACCAATCTGAAATTTCTTCTTGATATGGGTCATCTGGGTTGTAATTAACTTCTAAATCGTAAGGGATTACCATTTCCTTTGGTAAATCCTGTAATGTTTCCTTATTATCTGTGTCCCATTTAATATTTATTGCTTTTAACATAATTCATCACTCCATTTCTGTAAATCCATTTCTCTTTAAATACTCTATGTAATCTTCAATATCCGATTTCTTTTTAACCTCAATATCTTCTGGATGATAATATCCATAAAAAGCATTCGTATATACCTTATATGTTTTATTTTCCATATCAACAATGAGATGATAATTATTTGCACAATCACCACGTTTCTTCCAATTCTTATCAAGCCAAAATAGATGCAATCTCATATAATCAACTATCCTTTCTATAATTCAAATTCCACGATTCTTCCAGAATTTAATGCAACATATTCATCATCATTTTCTGCAATATAATTTCCAAGTTCTGTATAATCAATAACTGCTATAATATGATAATCTGATAATCTAATCACATTATCAATATAATTATCTGCCAAATCAAACGCTGAATCAAATATTGCGACAATATGTAAATCAGTTTCTGTTACATTGTCATGAAAATTTCCAAGAAGTTCATCAACTTCCCTCTCCCATACTCCTTGTTTTAATAAGTATTCCTTTAATTTTTCTTTTTTCATATATCATCACTCCTAATCTTACCGCCTTATTTGATAAAGCCAAATTCTTTTAGCACATCTTTAATACCCAAAGCACGATTTTCTTTTTCGATGGCTTCTTCCCAACAACTTTCCCACTCTAATTCATTTCCGTTGTCCAAATATTTATCTGCCTTTTTATAAAGTTTTTTGGATTCGTTTTCTAATTTATTGCATTTTTTAAGGAGATTTCTTATAGTCTGAATAACTTTATTGTTTGATTTGTAGTTTACATTTAACCAATCCATGTATAACTTAGTTATATCGTATTCTTTTTCTGTTAAATAACTATATGACTGTAAAAATTCTTCTTTCGTAAGAATTTTAAAATCTGCCATTTTAGGAATATCAGTAATAAACAAATTTGACATATCAAAATCAATATCAAATTCTGTTTTGCATTTATCACACTTTGTATAAAAATTTTCTAAAGTCTCTTTATTCTGACTTAATTCTTTTAAATTAATTTCTTCTCCACAATTAGGACATATGGTTCTTATCATAAAATCACTCTCCAATCTTAAAATGAAATTGCTATTTACTGTGTTTCTTCAATATTCTTTTCCAACATAAATACAAGTCCATCCTTATATGTAATTCTGAACTTATACGTTTCTTCAAGCCAATCGTTAAAACAATCATCAAAATATGTTTTTTCTGTTCCTCTTCTTGGCTTAATATTATCTAATAATTCCATAAAACAACCTGTAATCCCAGATACAGACTCTGCAATTACTATTGGATTTTCCATAAATGCAAGTGTTGATGAAACTGCTATGAATCTACACCTATTGATATTCGGGTTACTACTTTCTGTTCTTTCAACAACAATAGCTGCCTGATTGCAATTACTATTCATAAACATATTATAAAATCTATTTGCATTTTCTTTTCGTTCTTTTTTAGTTGTTCTTCTCATTTTCCATCACTCCAATCTATACTAAATTCCATGTTTTGATCGGTGTACTCACCGAAATATCAAAGTGTTCATCATTCCGTAAATCTTCAATTTCCTTTCTCAGAACAATGCATTCAAATTTCTTTTCCTTAATTGCCTTTCGGATAACATTCATTGCACCAGCTTTAGTTTTGTAATTTCTGTTAAAAGTAGCTCTCTTGTCTTTATCTACAAAGCCAACTACTTTATAATAAATTCTATCAGTTGCCTTCCAGAAATTTTTTGCAATCGGAATGAGAACATAATGTTCACACATCCATTTGAAATCCTTTTCCGTTTTGCTGATATAAGGATTACTACCATCAATAAATTCTATATACTGATACATATCAATCACTCTCCCTTCAAATTAGGACACAAACCAAGACCACCATCAATTTCTGGTAATCTTCTATATGCGTCTCTGTGTGGACATTCTTCTTTTTTACATTTAGTACAATCGCATTTTTGATATTCCTCATAACTCATTTTCCAGTTTGTCTCTGAAAATCTTTCTCTTGTCATCATAATTTTTTACCTCGCTTTCCATATAAAAAGTTCTTTCAACTGATTTTATGTAGTATATTCTTTTTCTAAAGGTAAGATGATTTATGCCACCTTACTAGCTAACTTTGGATTTACTCCTGCTTTTTCAAAAACTCCTTTTTTTCTATTTTCAATAAGTTCATTAAATTTATCTTTACCGTTTTTATTAATACATTCTTTTAATTTCTGCATACATTCTGTTTTGTTTTTTCCTGATGTAATATTCAATCCTGTCTCTTCATGAGATAATTTCCATGTATCACAATCACAAAACAAAAACATTTTAATTCCATATTTTTTAACAGGTTCTGCAAGCACTTTCTGCCATGTAAAATTTCTTAACAATATATAGAATTCCTCTTTCTGCACCTCTTTTTCTATCCCTCTTTTTTCTGATTTATTATGTATTTTATAACCAACAGCTTCTTTAAAATCTGCACTTGTAATACTATCAAGATATGCTATTCTATCTTTATATCCCTTTGGTAACTTTAAGCCTGTAAGACATTCAAATATCTTAATACTTGCCTTATTATCGTTGTGCAATCTTGATTTCACTTCATCTTTGCACCTTGGTTTATCATAGTTATTAATGCAAACTGCAAGAGTATAATTCCAAGACTCTTCCTTTCCATATAATGAAAGAAAAATTGAATTAATTATCTCAATCTGAAAATCAGGGAGATTGGCAGTTTCGGTAAACATCCATTCTTTAAATTTGTCTTCCTCCTCTTTTTCTTTTAACTGTCTTTTTCTTTCTTCTTCCTTTGCTCTTTTATCAGTTTCCATCTTTTCAATATCAGCCTTACTTCTAGCAAGTATTTTTTCTTCTGTGTCAATCTTATTGTCGAGGAGATATTGCACAAAATCATATTCTGTTTTCTTTAATTCTGTATATGTTTTCGTATCTTTGTCAAAAAACATATATAGCGTTTTCGGTTTCGTGCGTTCTCCATTTCTTTTAAGTGTTGTGTAATTCTTTTCTACTTTAAGATAACCACCTTCTAGTATTTTTGTGCATAAGAAATTTACTGCACTCATTATTTTTCCATTGTATCTATATAAGTGATCTAGTGTATTTTCCACTTTTGTCTTTTGTGGTTCTTTTATGTTGTCTGTAAATCCTAAATAACTTTTAATTTCTAACATATTAACCAACCTCTCTTTCATAAGCACTAATGTCAATTCTGTTTAACTTAAAATTTAAGTTCTTACTCCAATTCAACTCACCTGATTTTACTGGCAAATCATTATCGTCATAATATCCATAGATATTTGCCTTATATACATTCCATCTTGCACCATCTACGTGCAATACTGAATAAATCAATTTGTCGTTTTTATAGAAGTCATAGCAACTACAATCAATATCAAGATAATATTTATATCCATTTTCATCTTCTGTATTGATTACAAAGTCTTCTCTGTTCATCCGTGATATTCTTGATTTACCTATTAGTTCTGCTTTGATTGTGTTTGGAATATCTTCAATATTGTCTAACAAGCTTGAATCAATGAACACAGGCTTCTTTTCTTTTCGTTCATATAAATTTGGAAATTTCTTTCTAAATCGTGCTACTGTTCCACAAATATATTCATATCCGTTCATTTCGCATTCTCCTTTTCAATAAATAAGACAGACACATTTATTTGTATCTGTCTTATTATTCTCTCTATTAAGCTCCAAATCGTTCCAATATTATTTTAATCGCTTCATCTGCCGTGATCAGTTCTCTATCCCTTAGCTTTACAGCCTTATTGATTTTTGCAATTGCCTTATTTTTTACATTACTCCCCATTAGATTATTTTCTTCAATTTTTCTCTTACAATCATTTGCATACTCTTTTATGTATCTTTCTGCCATGTTTATCACCCCTGAAATTACAATTTCAATCCCAATTAAAAGTTAATTGGGGGAATGCTTTTTCAAGTTCAACTGAATTATTACAACTATAATCTCCGATACATTTTCCATTTTTATAAATATTGCCTCTATAAATACAGTCGCAATCATAAAACGATATATCAATTCGATCTGCTTCCGTATGTTTATCTCCATACCACATATCAATTTTCAGCATAGCACTCAACCTTCCTTTCAATTCTAAATCTCATATTTTCTGGATATGATTCGTAAATCCTTCTACACCAATCTTCATCCTCAATACATTCACTTAAATACTTGTTATCAGGCGTAAAATAATATGCTTTATGTCCTTCTTCTGGCGAATCTTCTTTTGTGTCTTTCCATTTTGTGATAATTACCATTTTATATTTTTTGTCTCCATCATATTTTATGCCAGCTGAATGTGCTGTATATAATTTGTATTTACTCATCATTTGTTCCTCCTCTATATTTGCCTTTGTCATAATTTTTTCTGCTTCATCATTAAGTCCCTTTTGTTTACAAATGTTTGCAAGTTCTTCAATATCTTCATCCATAACTTCTCCGTTTTTATATTGTTCAAGAAGTTCATCCAAAAATCCCTCGTTTCCATGATAGCCAAGTGAATAAAAATTTTCTAATTTATCTCCGTTCATCATAGCTACTTGATAATCAGAATTAACAAGAAACACATTTCCACTATAAAAATTCATCATCGGCACTACTTCGTCACCATAGAAGTCATCGGGTAAACCTTGCTCACGCATTGCTTTTAATAATTCTTCAAGCATTGCAAGTTCTCTGTATCCAAATCGTGATAAATCGGTTGTTGTTATATCATATTTTTTACTCATAATCATTCCCCTTATACTGCTTTTAAATTATTCCACCATGTCTTTCCTCCACCTTCAATTCCGTAAAAATCAAGAAAAGAATTTATATGTCTCATTGTTGTCGCTGAATATCCATTCCATAATTTCTGAAATTTGCCTTTATGAATTCTACAAACAATTGTGTTATAACTTGTAAGTTCAATATCTCCGTTGTCAAATTCAGTTACCATTGCTTTTCCATAAAATGATTTACCTCTTCCATTCACAACTGGCAAATCAAAATTCTTTATAGATTTTTTCATAATTCGTTCCTCACTTTCTTCCAATAAAATAGGCAGCTAGGTATTTATTCTCCTAACTGCCTTTGTGTTTAATTACTAAATTTCATATGCTTCATCGGGTGAAACATATTCATTGCACCATTCACAACAAACATATTCTTCACCCGACTCGTCTTCAATAAAATTACCTTCTGTGTCGTAATCTCCATACACGATTTTATCAGCATCATCATATGAACTTAGCTGCCTTGAATACTGTTCTCCTTCGTGGTTTTCGATTGAGTTTAAACAAGTTTCACACACAATCATTTATCTTCGCTCCTTCATTGAAATATCTGGGAAAACATCATCTCTTACACGATGAAGAATTTCTTCTGAATAATTCTCATCAATTATTCTATTATTCTTTTCTGCCATTTCCTTTGCTTCGATTGGAGTTGTCCCGCTTACCCAATCTTCCAGCTGTTCTAAATTATCTGCTTCAACAACTAATTCTACTGAATAACTTAATCTAACTCTTGCTTTCATTAATATCCCTCCAATTTATTTATATAGTTTAGTTTTTTATTGCTTTTAATTTTACAATGCCTTTATATATACTTAATCTGTGTGTCACATAATCCTCTTGTGACCAATCATAGTCGTATATATACCATAGCTCGTTTTCTCTATTTAACCTAAATTTTACATTGTTCATTAATTCACAAATCTTATTTGCACTTGAATTAGGAACAAAAAAGGCATTCTTTATTGAATGCCTGTATTCAATTCCTTTTTGAGTTTTAGCTATCAATTTCATAAAAACTCCTCCAATCATACTAAGAAATCTTAGTTTCAAGTCCATCTATAAATTTCTTTGCTTCCATTTATAGTATCAGCGACCAATATGTAATCACCTGTTGCGTAATACTCTCCTGTAAACATTGTACGAATAGTATCATTTATATATTTTCTAAACGAAAATGACTTTGCAATTACTTTTTTGTCACAGTCTCTTACAACTACATATGAAAACAAACCTCTCTTTTCCACATGTGCAACACTGGTTTCTCCAAATACTCTAATGTTTGATTTTTTCATCTTGTATTCCTCCAATCTTCTAAAGAAATGCGAATTTACTCTGTTTTTTCACTTACGCTAATTGCCATTTCTGTACAATTAACTTGATTATCCATCATATCTTTTAATAGTTCTTTCATTCCTTCAACATCGATATCTCCGTCACATTCGACTTCAATCAAAAAATTTTTCATCTTCTTTGTTACCTCCATATCCTTCATCCGCCTTCCAAAGAAACACGCATTTAATCAGTTAATTTTTAATCTGCATAATATAACCCCCATTTTACTTCGACAACTTCCCAAGTCCATTCATATTCTCCATCATATGATGAAATATATGCTGTACCGTCATCATTAATTGTTAAATCAATTAAATCTTTATCTCCGTCATCGGCGTTGTTCACTTCTTCTTCATAAGTGTTTTGTGCATCTTTTTCAAGAAATGCGTAAGCATCATCTTCATTGTCAAATAAATCATGACTCGCAATCTCTTTATTATGCACAGCATAACAAATTACTAAATATTTTTTCATATTATTCACCTTTACCTTTCTAAGACTCTTAAAACGCAATTTAATTTTCTACTAATGTTTTTAAATAATCTAAGTATTTTGAAATTTCTTTTCTACACTCTAAAAGAGCTTTTTCAGAATCTTTCAAATCTTTTATATCTTTTAGGAAAGATTTTTCTGATGAATAGCCATAGTCTTTTAGCTGGCTGTTACACCATTTTCTTTTACGTCTTGTCTTGTCTGATAACTCGTCTTCTTCTTTTAATAGCTCTAATAATGATTTATTCATTATTGGTTCATTTGGTATTTCTATTTCATATTTTTCTATGCGAAGAAGACATGTATATTCAGTAGGTCTATTACAATTTATTTCGTAAGCTGATTCATAAGTTGCACTGTAAGAATCAAATATGCCTATGATTTGATTACTAGAATAGTAGCCTAGTAAATCTTTTTCAACAATTAATTTGTATACTATCATATTATTAACTTCCTTTCTAAAGAAATGTTGTTTTCATTAAGCTGTAGCAGTTTCAAACATCTGAAAGCTATAACTAGCCCCAATTCCAATTTCGCCATTTTGTTCATCGATGATTTCACTTAATAAGTCAATCATTGCATTTTGACTTTTAGTTCCATACAAGATGTTTTTTGTAGTTACCCATACAATGAAATATTTAGAATTCCAATATACATCATTAACAATATCGAATACAGGTGGGTCTGTAGTAAAATATACTTCATCGTTTAGCTTGTCTACTAACTGTTTTAACTCCCTTTTTATTTTCATATTATTACCTCCAACCTTTGTTTTTATAAGTTATTGTATATGTAATTGCAAGTTTCAATTATTTTTTCTCTGTTCGCAGCTTCTCTTTTGCGTTGCATTGTTTCAAAATGCTTTTGGCTGTGTATAATAGATTTATATACATCTATCGCAATCTTTGTGACGCTTAATACTAATAAAGCTATTACCACGAATAAAAGTCTTGCACCAACACTATAAGGCAATAAAAAAGCAACCATGAAAATGATTGCTAAAATTAATTTCGCTTTTTTGTTGATGTATAAATGTTTCATTGTTATTTACCTCCTTTATTCTTCTACACCAAATTCATCGCTATAGGCATCTACTTCGCCCATTTCTACTAAAAGTTCCTTTACCTGCTGTACTTCTAATGGAATAATTTTCTCTTCCCAAGTATAACCACAAGCATAAACAAAACCATATTTATACAAGAAGTATTCGCCAGTTTTCTTTTTGTATACTTCTTTGCAATAATAACCAAAGTCTGAATGGTCGGTTGTTGTTTCGCTTTTTGCAATTAATTTTGCTGTTTCAGTGTTGTATAATTTGTCATTAATTATTCTTTTCATAACTATTTCCTCCTTGTATTTTGCTTTTAGTTCCAGTAGTACCAGTCAACAATATTATTATTGTCATCTAATACTAACTCTATAATTACATCATCCCAGTTATCAGCTTCAAGGTAAAATGAATCATTATAAACATACTCATTTCCCTTACTGTCGATGAAATGAACACTAGGCATATTGTTTATACACGCAATAGATTTAATTCTTGCGTGTTCATAATGAATGGGCGTTTCTGTTGTAATTATTGTAGTTGCGTCCGTAGGTGTTAATGATACACCTAGTATGGTTGTAAATGTAAGTATAGTTGCTGTTAAAATTTTTTTCGCTTTCATAAAGCATACCTCCTTATTTTTTGCATAAAAATAACAGCCACCATTTGATGACTGTTATTAGTTATAGTTGCCTATTTATTTTTGTAAGTATTTTTGAACAAACTTTGGTAAATCATAGAAATAATAGTCGTATTCCTCCTCAATCTGTTCAGCCATTGTACCACAATAATTTGTAGTCCAATCCTCCCATTCAATCCCTTGTTCCTCTTTTAGCCAACGGTGGAATGGTAGTTTGTCTTCTGTATTAGGAGTTGGAATATTTTCAATATCAAAGTTCGTCTCTTCAATATTGTACCAATCCATTTCCCATTTTCCGTCTTGAAGTTCATAGATACTGACGCATCCATTGCACTCCCAAGTGCTTGTGGCGATGGGATTACCTGTTTCAGTATTGACACCGTACCAAAAGCCCTCTTTGAGGGTGAACCCGTGGTACTGGGCAGTTTCAAAGTCTGTCATTTCCTTTAATTTAAGCATAATTGCCTCCTTATGTGAGAGTCCTCACCCCAAATATTTTTATACGCATTTGGGTTGCGTTAGTTATTATGTATGGATATTGGTTTCCCATTTATATAAATGGTACTTACGGTGAGAACCACGAGAAGGTTTCCAACATTCCCACCATAAGGCAAAATTAATTTGCCTTTTCATTATCTTCTTCTTCGTGACGGCGTAATGATACACCTTTTTTATTTATTATTACATCGTATTCACCGTCACAAAAGTCTCTCATTAGCCCTTCTGTGATAATAGATAATGGTAAACCATAACTATTTTTACAACACTCTTTAAATTCTTCAAAGAGTGTTTCTTCTAGGCTAATGTTTACATTTTTTGTTGCCAATTAGACCACATCCTTTCAATATGTTTTTCTATTATTTTAACACAGTTTTAAAATAGTGTCAAAATGTAAATTAAAAGTCTGTAATCCAATCTCCTGTTTCCCAGGCTTCCCAAACTTTCAACAGTTCTTTTCTGTTCGACTCTTTTATTTGTTGAATAAAGTTGTTAAAATATTCTATTGGTAGTCTAGGAATAATTGGGTGTTTTTCGTGTTCTGTTGGAATCCATTCTTCATCATTAGCAGAACGTAATGCTATATCTATCCTCCCTTCGCCCACTATTAACTGGTCTGCGAAAATAGATACAGTGCAATTTTTGCATTGATATTTTAAATTTATACCATCACCTTCAGAAGCTCTCTGAAGTATTATTGTTACTGTCTCAGCATTTAAACCGTTTAAAGATATTTTATTCATTGGTATCCTCCTAGTATTCGTTTTTTTATGACGCAAACCCTCTTACATTATTACGCCTTTTTCTTCTAAGCATAACAATAAAAAATTGAGTGTATCCAAGTTATGGTTTTTTATAGTTGTATACACTTCATAAATGGCATCATAATCAGCCTTAAAAGCTTTTCTGATACCGTTTAAAAGCATTTCATCTATATTGTTGTTATCAATGTCACAATAAATTATGACAAATTTTTTAATTGACATAATAACCTCCTTGTGGGTAAATCTACCCCTTGCACATTTTTATACGCTTGCAAGTAGCGTTATTTTTTTGGCTTGTCATCATCAGTACACAAGTAGCCAACTTGCATAGACTAGGCATAAAGCCTAGTTTCGACTATTCATCGTCTTCTAACGGTGTTTCTTTATCAGGCACAATCATACCGTCAGAATTGATTGTTGCTGTACCTACTTCTAGCACAAGATTATTTCTTGCGTATTCAAGTGCAAGTTCGTGCGTTTCAAAAATGATGATGTGTTTTTCAGCTGGCATCATATCTAATACACACTTTTCAATTTTTACATAGCCGTACACTTCTAGCCCACCTCCTTTTATTGAACTTTATATAAAAATACGCACTATAGTTATATCAATAAATAATATATAGTGCATAAATTATAGCAAAATTTAATTTAATTCAACCAATTTTCCCATTGTAAATACGCCCAACCCATTCCAGGCGTATTAACGGTTTGCCGTTGACTTCAAAGAAAATATCATCTTCAGGTACTAGATTGTGCAAGCCATATTTTATAGCGTGTTTTGCACAATCTAGTAATAAGCTGTCAGGTGTAGTATCTGATGTTATAACGGTTACTGGTAATCCTAAGCAAGTTACCATTTAAAGCACCTCCAATTTGTAAATAACTAACTAATAGGTAATAAAAAAAGACTACCAAAAAAGGTAGTCTATAGGTATTATAGTGTTAAATCATAAAACCAGTGTCAACTGGTTTGTGGTTAGGCGTAATGGATTTAACCTTTTTACGCCTTGTAATTGTGTCGTTTGATTGCATAGAAATATATTCGTTGGGAGAATATTTTACTATGCAACGACCTTTTAAGCCGTTTTTATCAATCAAAGGTTTAATGAAGTGGTTATAGTAACCAGCCACGCACTTATTGTGTAGTTTGAGTGTTACCCATCTATCGCCTTTTAAAACTTTGATACTATTACTTGTGTAATCATCAATTAACCAAACTGAAGGCTGGTTAATGTTATTGTGCATAAGGTTAAAAGAACCATAACAGCTACCCTTTGAGAATATATAGTTATATAAATTGAATTGTTTTTTAACGACATTGAATTTTTTCATTTTTCATCACTCCTATATTAGTTACTATTAGTTAAAATTTATTACACTAAAAAAGGGACTATATAGCCCCTTTGGTTAGATTTTTTATATCGTTGGTACAATTTCAGACAATGCACCAAACAATTTTTTATTTTTTTCGCTATTCATCGGATATAAGTTAACGATATAGCCGTGGTTTTTATTCACATAGTTTTCGTATTTAGTAACACAATTTTCTACTGTATTACCAAATACATTCACATATTTTCTGTTAGTGTCAGTATCGTAGACACCGAAATATTTTAGCATAAATTATACCCCCTTATATTTCGTAAAGGTTGTTAGCAACCTTCGCTGGTCTATCCTTTTTAGAATAGCCGACACGTTCGCCAACTGTACTGAGAATAAGCTGACGAACCAGCTTATTTTTACTATTAAGTACCTGCTTGTTGCTGAGTGTTTCATAGTTACGAACACCCTTAGCGTTGAAAGTACCAGACTTAGTGAACGCCACACGCAAGATATAATCAAGCGTGCTAGTGCTGATGTTAGTTAGCTTAAAACTAGATTCAGCACCCAAGCGATTATTTATAAAAGCCATAATTTCAGCTTTTATATTTTTAGTGTCTTCAATTGTCACCTTGCTATTAACATAGTAGTTATAGCAAGCGTTGACTAATTCAACGCTACCCTTGAAGCTCACAGCCTTCAAAGGCTTGTAACTCCAAGCAAGGAGTTTTACAACACCGTCAGCTGTTTGAAAGTTTTTATAACTGCCGACATATTCAGTTTTAATCTTTTCAAGTTCTTGAAGTTCATTTTCAAGCCCTTCTAATTTTTCCTTATTAGTGCCGTCCTTGCTTTTTTCATTAGTAATGCTCTTTTTTACATCACTAATTTTTAAAGCAAGTTCAAGAGCAAACAAACCTTCCACAGCTTGCTTAAATTCGACTTCATATTGTGACTTTAAGTTGTTTAAACCAACCTTTTTAGAATTGATTTCAAACAACTTAAAATCGATAGTTGTGATTGTAGTTGTTTTTTCAGTTGTAGTTTTTGTAGTTGTAGTTGCTTTTGTAGCCATAATTATGCCACCTTTCTTTTAATTTTTTTATTTTGACAACTAGATACAGTTCTAACCTTTGAAAAAATGCACGCAAAAAACATTGTGCAACACAAGTGCAATACTTGTGCCGTCTTTTTAAGTTTATGCAATATTCGACACAACTTTTATTATTGTTAGCTGTTCTATACAGAACAGCCCCCTTTTTTGTTGCTAGTTTAATTTCTTCTATACAGAATACTTTTAAACTGTAATAATAAAAACTATGTTCTTGTTTTCAAAGTACACTAGTTTTTCAAAAAAACTAGAAAAAAATAGAGTATGTAAAATTGTAAAAAAGAAAAAAATAAATTTGAATTGTAAAAAAATGACATTTTAAGTAAAAAACAACGCACTTGACAAAAATATAAAAAGATGTTACACTACTTGTGTAGAAGTTGTGCGTCAGTACTAACTTTTTACAATATTCAATTTTTTTTAGAGTTTAGCTCCTCTTTCAAAATCGGCTAAACTCTTTTCTTATTTACATTATTATTATAACAGATGATAAAACATCTGTCAATAGATTTTTAAGAAAAAATCTTGAAATCTTTTTTATTTTTTGTCTTATTATCTTTAAGACAGTTATTATTATACAGTATCTTTTTTATATTGTCAAGTAATTTTTAATATTTTTCTTAAAAATTCGATAAAAATATTTTTACCTTATTTACCAATAATAACCATAGAAAATCTACTGGTTTATTTTTAATCCCTTTATATCCTATCAGCTTACTAGGATATAATGTAAAATATTGTTTTACAGTCGTTTTGGGGATAACTGGGGGTGGCAAAAACCAGAATTTAAGCATCAAAATCACCTCTAGGTATAAGCTATTTCATCCACACACCAACTCAAAAATTTACCAATTTTCCTCCACAAAAATAATCTCTCAAATCCCCTATTTTACTAACAAAAATCACGCTTTTTACTTTCAAACCACTTATCGTACACCTTATCGTTCAAACCCTTGAAAAACAGTCTTTTCAATACTAAAAATTCATAAAAATAAATAATTACCAATTCAGAAATAATACACTAAATCATCAAATAATAAAATAAAACAGTAATCAGAACGATAACACTTTTATGTCAAAATTATCCCAAAGTTTTTAGAAGAAATTATCAAGCAATTTTATCTTTGATATATCAAGTTAAATCCAATTATTTCCATATACAATGCTGTTAATCACACAAAATTTAATACATTTACTACATATCACTATACTAAAACCTATATATTTTTAAGTTATTTTAAAGAAATTTTCTTAATATTTTTAAAGAAAAATAAATTAATCCCAATTAACAACTATAGATTTTTTCTTAGATTTTAATATTACATTTCTATAACTCCCCTATTTCATGTTAAACAAATTTTAAATAAAACCTCTACAAAAAATAGACCCTTTGATAAGGGTTGGTCTTTCTGAAATTATGAGCAAAGCGAATAATAGAAGAAAGAATTTTGGGATAGATATAACTTCTTATATAAACCAATTATAAATAGAGAATATATAAGTGTAATAAAATTATTTTATATTAAAGGAGAGAGTATAATGAATGCTTATTTAGTACCTATATCAACCAATAAATCTAAAAATTTTAATTATCTTAGACTTTGTTTTGCATTTAGTGAGAAAGAAGCTTACATTCAGACAAGTAAAGAATTTCCCCTTAATGAAGTTCAATCATACAAAGAAATTCCTTATGACATTTTTGATATTAATTTTTTTAGTATAAAAGAATCTATCATCTTTAATAAATCAAAAAAATATGATATAATAAAGAAAATATATACTAAGGAGAGGATTAATATGGATATTTATGATTATATGGATTGGGGAGACTATAATGCAAAAATCAAAGAACTTGCTGGAAAAGCCCTGCCCGAAAAATGGAGTTTTGATAACAATGAAGATAATTATATTTTAAAGAATTATTTAAAATACACTTTCAATAAACTTCAAGACGAAGGTAAGGTTATAGAAACAGAAGATTATTGTGTTTTTGATACTGGATTATTTTCTTGCTATTATGAACCAATTTATGCTTATGGTGAACTAAATAAAAATAATGATGAAAATGCTGAAAAATGGTTCTTTAAAGGATTCAAGGATAAATATGAATTAGGAGCATTAGATGTAATTAAGGATTTCCCACAAAGAGCAGATTTCTTTTCTGACCCTTCAAGATTAGTGTTTAATTGGCATTTAGAAGTAAATAAAAATTATAAACATATTCTTGATGACTTAAATACATCCCAAAGATTGCCAGATTCTATTAAAAATAGTGAAAGACCTTTAGATGTATTAAAAGGAGTTATAGATACTGCTATTCAAAAAGTAATAGCAAATTATAAATTAGCAGTTCCTCATTATTATCAAAACAAAATACAATTATTAGTTCCTTTATGTTTTGGAAAAGATGATAAACCTGATGTAGCATTAGTATTGGATTTAAAGAAAAATGGATATTATCAAGCTACCACATGTTTATCTATGGAAATGGCTTATATGGATGCAAGATTAATAGCAAAACCAGAATCTAATTGGTTAATAGCTGAAAATATAAAAGAAGATTAAAATATAAAACAAAAATAAGATTAAGTAAAAGACAGTTGATTTTTTCACTGTCTTTTTTTATTGCTATATTACAAGTTTGATATAAAAGAAGAAATATTTATCAAGTATAGATTAATAATAGCCAATATAAAAGAGAATATATTCATGATTTACTTTAAGAAGATAAAATTATATAACATCTTCTCAAAGAGAGAAAATAAAGATTATAGAGATAAAATCATTGAACATTTATTTAGCCACTACAAAATCAAATGTATAAATCAATTAAATAGATAATAAGAGAAATATAATTTATCCAGATAGTTGTGATTTATTATTTGCACTGTCGAATATGAGATTAGTGATTAATAAGAAAAGTTAAATATAGTTGTAATAGAAACGAAGATATAAGAAGATATAAACAGAGAATAAAGTATAGAGAATATAATACAATGAAAATAATATAACAAACAAAAAAATAAAATAGTAATTTATGAATGTAATGAATAAATTACTATTTAGTCTATCTTATTAAATATGTATTATATCTTAGTCCTGTTCAGTATACATACACTAAAGTGCTGTCAAAATTTTAATATTTAAAAATTAGACATACACGAAGGTGTCGTTTGCCGAACTCTCGTAAATTAAATAAGAGAATAATCAAATAACATGAAAACACAAAATAAAATTGTATATACAAAGGAGTAAATATGAACCAACAAAGAGCAGAATATTTTACACGTTTCCCAAATGATTATATTCAAGGAAATATCAAAACAAAATATGGTATTAGTCGAAAATTCTATATTACTTATATACTCATTGATAGATATAGGTCGTATGAGGATTATAGCTGGATTACTATTCGTAAAGTAATGGAATTTTACGGATATAAAACTACCAAACATAAACCAAAAGCATTCCATGAAATTCTTGATGTATTGGAATATATGATAAACAACAAGATGATTGAAGTTAAACAAAGTCTTGACTCTGTTGGATATGATACTGGGATTGAAATAAAAATCATTTCTGATAATTTTGATGCGACAGATAAATTTTCAAAAGTTACATCAACTCAACTTGATTTTATAATGATGAATGAATCTAGCATTAATAAAGAGAATATATTGATGGCGTTTCTTTACATCAACTCATATATTTATATACGACAAAGAGATAAAAACGGAAATGAATTGTTATCAGAACCCCAAGATAAACCTGAAGCATTTTTTAGAAGCATAGATTCTATGGCTAAAGAACTTTCTATGTCAAAAGACACTATTAATCAATGTATTCAGTATCTTACATCTCCTATTGGTAATAAAAACCCGCTTTTAATTAAGAGAGAAGTTGGTAGTGTTCAGCTTGACCCGAAGAAACCACCAAGAAATGCTCCAAATATATATGTACTTAATAAAGAAGGTTATGAACAAGAAATTGAATGGGCAATTAATAAGATGTTGGAAGTTTATAAAGTAAATTCATTTGAAGAAACAAAAGGAGGAAACAGAAATATGAAGCAAGATTCCCATTAAACTTAAATATAAAAAGAGAATAACTACATATACAACCAAATAAACTTTGGCAACTTGTCAATGCAAAAGTACGCAATTGTTAAAGATTAAATGGAGAATATAATAATGAAGCACTTAATATGTGTATTCATCTTAAATTATAGCAGTAAAATATATTTTTATTAAAGAAAGGAAAGAAATAAAATGAGTAAAGAAATAACTAATGTATCTATTGATGTGTTAAAAGTACATCCACGTAACACTGAATTTTTTGATGATATATCTGGTAAACAGTATGAGGAGTTTAAGAACTCTATTAAAGAAGAAGGTATTATATCAGAAATCATTGTAGCACCAGATATGACTATTATATCAGGTCATCAACGCTATAAAGCTGCGAAAGAACTTGGAATTAAAATGGTTCCTATTAGAATCAGAGAAGATTTAATTGATGAGAATAAGAAATTAAAAGTTCTTCTTGCTGCTAATTTTGGCAGAAGTAAGAATGATGAGTCAAAACAGCGAAAGGTTACAGTTGAATATGTAAAGCTATGTGGATATAAGAACGGAGGAGATAGAAAATCAGAATCTCATAATGAGACTCTGAAATTATCACTTGATGAAATCGCAAAGCAACTTGGTACTTCTAGGGCAAATCTCGCTAGAGCTTTATCTATAGAACGTAATCTTACTGAGCCAATGAAACAACTTCTTGATGACGGTGTAATTTCAAAAACAATTGCATCAGACTTAATATCTTCATTGTCTAATGATGAACAAGAAGATTTAATCAACTCTATGGACATAACAAAGAAGATTACTAAAGGACAAGTTCAGCAATACATAGATAGGATTAAACAGTTAGAAAATGATAATCCAAAAGTAAAGAAATTACAGACACAGCTTTCTGAATTAAAAACAGAGAAGAATATATTGGAGCGAAAAGTTAAGCTCAATCAAGAAGAAGCTGATAAGTACAATGAATTGAAGTCTAAAATTGAATTTCTTACAAAGCAGAAAAATGATTTAGGTCGTCAAATTGACTCTGCGACTGAATTAGCTGGTCTGACTGTAAGATTACAGAAGTTGTTAGAAACAGAACTTGCACCAATAAAGTTTAAGCGTTGTATGGAAGAATTAAACTCTAGTGATGTGTGTGTAAACAATTTAATGGATGTTATCAACAGAATTGATGATTGGTCTAACGAAATGAAGAAGCTTTTAAACAACAATGATTATGTTGTAGATTTATAATAACAAAAGGAGAAATATATGATGGAAAATTTAATTAAGGTAGAAACAGAGAACGCAAACATTGATAAAATCTTAGCAACTTCACAGAACGGTGTGATTGAAGCATTAAAGATTATTAACAACCAAAACAAAAAGCGTGATGAAAAGATTAAGATTATGGAGCAAGAACAGGAGAAAACATTAACAAAGGTTGAAAAATTAGAGAAGAACACAAATGTTATTTGCTCACCTTTTCATTCAAAGAGAAAGAAGAACTTCAAAAAGATATGTAAATCAAGAGTTTGGAATCTCTTCAACAATGAGTCTACTAACTATGAATATGTTTTGTTTAGTTCATTCTTATTCAAGAAGATTTATGCGGATATTGCTTCCAAGTTTGAATTGGATAGTTGGTTTGATTTAAGTATGGAGAATTATGAACAGGATAATAGTATGTATTCTCAAGCAAAAGATTTTGTAACCTATTGGACTCCTACTACTTGGTATATTAAATATTGTTTGAATAGCTTAATTGAGAAAAGAGACAATGGTTTACTTAGTTCTGAAAAATGTCGTGCATTGACACAGTATTTAAAAGCAACTAACAATGGCGAAATCAATCCATTCGACATTTGTTGATGTAAAAAGATAGTAAATTTAGATGATAAACGACACTTCTTGCTTTATTCTGTAAAGTAAGAAGTGCTATAAAAGGAGAATAAAAGTATGAAGAACGAAAAATATAAAGATTTAGGAAACGCAATATTAGTAAACATTTCGGATAACTTCCAGATTGTATGTATGTACAAGCATTATAAAGATGTACCAGATGATGAATACTATAAATTATATCTATACATAAGGAAAGAAGATATTGAGATTATGGATATTATATGGGATTATGCTGGTCATCGACTTAAACTTCCAAATGGTGTTCCAAGTAAAATTGGAATTACTAAATACATTCAAAACTTAGATAAGAATGGTAGTTTAGATACCGGCAAACAGAATTATGATTCATTAATAGATTATATAGATATTGGTATAGATGTAACCGAAAACAATTAAAAGAGAATATAAGTATAGGCGACTAACCTATAATAGCTAGTCGCCTACAAAGAAAAAAGACTATAAAATAATAATATAAAGAGAATTAAAAGAGTAACAAATAAAGAATAGAATAAAGATCACATTATTTCGGAATTTCGGAAAGGATGATGCGATATAAGAAGATTATTTAAAAAGGAGAAAGAAAACATTGAGAGAAAAATATAAGAGAGTTTATTTAACTCAGGAAGAAGATTACAATTGTAGATTTGGTGGATGCATTTCTGAAGATGATTTTTGTACAAATTATAATAACGGACAAGGAGATATGTCATCAATAGCAGATAGAATTATGGAGGATATTGAATTTAATCGAAGCTTACAGGCAGCCGCAAAATTCAATAAAGAAAATAAAAAGGTAATGGAGTGATATAAATGCTAGATACACAAATCAATATGTATTCTGTTGATACAGGACATTTTTATAGTAACAGTGAAAAATACTTACATGAAATGAATTGTAAATACAGACAGGAACGCAATTATGTCAATAATATGTTACCAAAGTTGGAAGAAATTCTTCAATTACAAGGATTTTCAAAGGAAGATTTTGATGGTTGGAAAAAAAGTTCTGCTGAAGATTACTTTAAACAAGAAAATATTTATATTAAAGATTATATAAAATGGTGTCTTATTATTGAACATAAGAGAAAGAAAGCAAATCAATCAAAAGAAAAACTTTTAACAAAGCTTTCAAATAAGATTTCTCAAAAAGAGTCTTTGTCAAAAAAAAGTGAATATTGTAAGTTGCATAGTATTCCATTTGATAAAAAAAATGAATTAAGAATACTCAGGAAAGATGAATTAAACGATAATAATATTATTTCTGTATTTGAATCTTCATTAACTAGAATTATTGGAATAAAAAAAGATGAATTAACAGATGCTCTTATGGTAGTTCAAGTTTATTATTTTGATGTGTTTAAAGATTTATCATTCTATGGATTCATGTACAATGGTGAAAAATATAAGTATTTCACATCTTCTGCTGGTCAAATTCGTAAAAAGAAAGCGGTTTTTATTAAAGAAAGTGTATGGAATAAAGTTGAGAAGACTATTATGTGTGGATTGACGATAGAAAAAATCAATTCTAAAGGTGGCAACAATGTTAATAAACATTTGGCTTATATGGCGTTAGCAAACTCTGCTACTGACCAATGGGACGAATTTGACATTGACAGATGTATTGTTGTTGATGATTTTGAAACTAATGTACCAGGTGAATTTGATTTTATTGATGAGACAGATTATTCAATCACAAGAAAAAATGGTGTCGTTCCAATTACTCATACGGACGGAGCAGGTATGATGCTTCCGTCTGTAATGACTAAAAATACAATGTTTCGTGCTCCTTGGATAAAAGGATTATTAGGAGTTTTTGATTTTAGAACATTTATAGAAGAGAATAATTACTCCCCTATTATTACTGATATTTATGGCGAAGACCATGACATTATTGCTGAAGATATAAGAGTAATATTTACAAAGAGCCAATTTAAGATGTATAAATTTTATAATACATGGGATGAATATAAAACTTATTTTAAGCAGTATAACTGTCAAGCTGGTAGATGTAATGTTGAAGAGGAAAGAATTAAAAACGCAAAAATTAATTATCAAATGCTACAAACCCTTACTAATATAACAGATGATGAGATTGATTTATTGACAAAAAAATCTGTTGCTAAGATTTTAAACATATGTAATTCTTTAGATACTATGAAAGATATTCTTGGGATAACGCCATATAACACAAATATGACACCTTTTCAAAAGGCAGTTAAAATATATCCAGCTTTACTTAATGATACATATGCCAAAGATATAATTCGTGAAATTAAGAATAGTCTTTTGAAGAAATATAGAAGCGGGAAACTTGAAATAAATGGTAAATATACATTTCTTCTTCCAGACTATTACGCTGCTTGTGAATATTGGTTTGGTCATATTGAAACCCCAAAAGGTTTGCTTGCCGATAAAGAGGTATTTTGTTGGTTATTTAAACAATATGATAAACTCGATTGTCTTAGAAGTCCTCATTTATACAAAGAACATGCGATTAGATTTAATGTTGCAAATAAAGCATACGGAGAAAGAGTTGAGAAGCTTAGAAAATGGTTTACAACAAATGCTGTATATACCAGTACATACGATTTAATTAGTAAAATTCTCCAATTCGATGTTGATGGAGATAAAGCGCTAGTTGTTGCAGATCCTGATTTTATTCGTGTTGCAGAACGCAATATGAATGGGATTGTTCCTCTTTATTACAATATGCGAAAAGCAGAACCAAGAATTTTAAATAATAAAAGTATTTATGATGGATTAAATGCCGCTTTTACAGGTGGAAATATTGGAATATATAGTAATAATATTTCAAAAATATGGAATAATGATGTTTTTATTAACGGTACTGATGAAGAAAAAGAACACGCTATTAATTGTGTAAAAAGATTATGTTGCCAAAATAATTTTGTTATCGATTTTGCCAAAACGTTATACAAGCCTGAATTTCCTAAAAATATCAATGAAGAAATTAAAGAATACACAAACCAAAAATTGCCTGCCTTTTTTGAGTATGCTAAAGACAAAGATAAAATACAGGTATGTGAGCGAAATGATAGTTTTGTAAATAAATTATATAACCGTATTCCAAATAAAGCAATTAATACAAGAGGTTTGAAGCTCGGAAGTTTAGAATATAAAAATATGATGAAAAATCCTAATATTGTTTGCTCTAAAGAAGTATCGGATTTATATGATGAATTAAATAAGAAATATCGTTATATGGTAAATATGAAAGATGAATACATCGATAATCTTCATTATGTAGCTTGCTCTATCAGAGAACAGTTTTCAGTATTAGGGTATTCTGATGAAGTTATTTCGGATATGTTGATACAGTATTTATATAAAAATAAAAAGAGAGCAAAACAATTATTTTGGTTTTGTTATGGGCAACACGTTGTAAATAATTTAAAAGTAAACTTAAATTATAAAGAACCAAAGGTAATTCAATGCATTGATTGTGGAAAATGGATTGAAATTGACATAAAAGATACAAAAACTTACAGGTGTAAAGAATGTCAACTTATAGAAAAAAGAAGAATCGATAGAGAATATCGTAGAAAAAAGCGTATGTCGATTTAGCAAACGAAAAAATTTTCGACCATTGAGTATGGACTATTTTTATGGTGCTATTTTTTTGTAGTCCATTGGCAGTGGTCGAAAATTAGACTTCAAATGTTTATATATGGAGAGCAATATATCGTATAAATCATAATACCAATAAGATATAGCTCTATAAACGGATTCGTGCAGATGGGAGGAAAAATATTATTTGACAATTACACAGGAAAATATTATTAAAGAAATAGCAGAGAAGGAAGGTATAAAAGTAGCGACAGTCCGAAAAATTTTTAAGAGGGCAGAGAAATGTATATTCGACTACTTATCTTCCACTACTCCCACTGAAAATACGGTGGTGAAAATTTTAGATGGATTGAGTTTAGAATGTAATTATGTTCCAGAACGAAACATCCATACTTATGATAATATCCAATGTGATGCGAGAATTTGGACAAAATCAAAAATTACTCGTTATTACAATAGAAAACTGAATGGATATTTTGACAATTAAAATTCATAATGTTATCTCATATATTCTCTTATTTGAAGAGTAGGCATCCCCTACTCTTTTTTGCGTTATTGGTTTAACGGCAGAACATCAGTCTTCCAAACTGAGGGTACGGGTTCGATTCCCGTATAGCGCTTAATGTCATTCAGGTGGCATAATAAAAACGAAAGAAGGAATTTTTATTATTAATATTAGCAAAGAAGAAGCAAAGTATCTTAGAGACAAGGGTCTTGGTTATTTCATTAATCATACTTATACTAGATACAAGCATTATTTCTTGGTCGAAGACAAGAAGGCAATGAAAGCTCTTAATAAATACAGAGAAAATATTATTAGCTATTCAAAATTTGCATAATTAAAGATGGAATGAAAGGAAGATTTAAATGGCAAAGTTAAGTAAAAGCACTACATTTAAGAACGCTACGATAGACTTAAATGACATGACGATTACAGAATACAATAAGGACGATTGTAAGACTTACAATTTAAGACAGTTACTTGAAGACTGGGATAAAGTTGAAGGTATTTCTCTTACAATTAAACAGGACGATGAAATTCCTGCCACTAATGATTAAGGGAGTGTTATTAACTGTTTAATATTGAAGAAGAATTAAAAAAGTATGAATTAACTACAGACAGGTATGAGCAATTGTTACAAGATTGTTCAAATAAGGTACAGCATATTTCTGACGATGACTGGTCGGAAATCTGTGCTAGATATGGTCTTGAGTTTAATCCTGATACGATTCGTAAAGGTTCACAACCACCTCTTGTAGGTTCTGCATTTGTGTCTGAATATTATAAGTGGAAAGAAAGTCAGAGTGATTCATCACACGATGACAAATATCTTAAAGAACTTGAAAATCAGAAGCGTGAATTACAGAAAGAACGAGTGAAAGTTCGTGATGAAAGAAATGAATTAAATCGTGTAATTCGAGAAGAAGCTAGAAAAGAAAGTTATAAAGAGCAGGTAATTAGAAATATTTTAGAATATCAGAGTTCCCCTCTTTTATATGATGAATCAAAACAGTTTACTGGTGTTTTAAAAACAGACAATGATTTAATTATCTCATGTACAGACATTCACGCTGGAATTGAAATTGATAATTATTTCAATAAATTTGACGAAAATGTATTAAAAGATAGATTTAATCAGTATCTTGATAAGATTTTTGAGGTTCAATTAAGACATGGTTCAGAAAATGCCTACGTAATTTTATCTGAATTGGTTTCAGGAATTATTCATAATGAATTAAGAATTGAGAATAATCAAAATTTAATCGAACAGTTTTTGAGTGTTACGAATTATATTTCTCAATTCTTAGCTGAATTAAGTTATCATTTTAATACAGTAAATGTATATATCTGTCCAGGCAACCATTCTCGTATTTCTCCTAAAAAAGAAGATTCTTTAAAAGGAGAAAACATCGACCATCTTGCTATTCCATTTTTGGAAGCAAAATTACAGAATTTTGACAATATTAAATTTTATAAAAACGAAATAGAGGAATCTATCGCCATGTTCACCGTGAGAAATAATATTGTTATGAGTTCACATGGAGATAAAGATTCTCCTAGTAATGTCGTACAGAAATTTACATTTTTATTTGGGACTTGTCCATCCTTAGTGTATCTCGGTCATAGACACAAAAATGGGTTAACGACCGTGTACAATACTAAAGTAATAGAAAGTGGAACACTATCAGGAACAGATAATTATGCATTAGATTTACGATTACATACTAAGCCATCTCAAACCATTTCTGTTGTTACAAAGAATGGATTAGATTGCCTGTATGATGTAAAATTTAACTAGACCAGAACTCGACTGGCATTAATAAACGAGAATAACTTATGTTAGCCATATTGGTTCACGATTAACCGTGTTTTAAAACAAAAAATCGTAAAAGTTATGAGAGAGTTGACCAGATTGGCAGCTACTCTCTATTTTTGTAAACAAAAAAATAAAAATTATTAAGAATGAAAGGAATTAAAAAAAATTATGACAAAGTTAGAATTAATTAGAGAATACACAGAAAGAGTAAACGACGTATTTGCAGGTTTAGAAATTAATAAGAAGTTCAATCAGAAGGAAACAGAAGCTTTTCTCTCTACATTTGAAACAATGATTGTAGAAAATCTTACAGCTAATAAGGAAGAAAAGATTCCATTTGGTAGACTTGGTGCATTTTCTGTAAAGAATGTTCCAGAAAAGAGTGGTGTTTCTAAGCTTGGTGGAGTTGAAAAGCCATGGCACACAGAAGCTCACTCAGAAATCACATTCAAGATGAATAAGAGTGCTAAGAATATCTAATTTAGGAGAGTGAGTTATTTGGAAACATTAAAATTCTCATGTGTAGAAGATTTTTGTGAATATATTGTAGATACAATACATGACATTGCAAAAGAAGACCCATTAAATGATGTAACAGTTATTGCAAAATATGACGAAATGAGAGAAATCTTTGCAGAGTTAATCAGATATGGTTATGAATGTATGTCCATTGATACATTCCATCCTGTAGATTTTGACGGCTACAATGGTGAATATGTATTAATGATTTATGACAACGAACTCTGGTTGAGTTTAGCTAGAAATAAAGAAGGTATCTATTATGATAACTGTGGTGCTTCTAAGGTCTTTATTTTAGATAATTGTAGCTCAAAGGTAATTCAGACTGTTGACACAGATGATGCTTATGAGGTAAATATTGAAGAAGACGATGATGCTTGTTGTGGTTGTTGCGATTGTTGTGAAGCACATAATCAAGCGGCAGAAATCTTAAAAGACGAAGATGGCAATATTTGTGGCTTTGCAATAACAAAACATACAGATAATGGACATTCTTCTTATTCTTATTACAATAGCAATGGTTTAGATGTTGAAGATTTAATCGAAAAGTTAAGATTTGATTTTTAAATATGGGAGTGCGTGGTAAATACTGCGCACTCTTTTATTATGGCTTAATAGCTTAATGGTAAAGCATTCAAGGTAAAACCGCAGACACCAGTGTGAAAGCCACTGACGAAAAAGATACAAGTTCGAGTCTTGTTTAAGTCGTTAATTTCGATGTTCAAATGTGAAATAAACAGAGAATATAAAAATGAAAACAATTGGGATAGCTTAGAAAATATTCTCGGCAAAAGGGTTCCCAAGAATCATACTGCTTTAGCAGTGTGAGATTCAATATATTGAAAGAAGGTTTAAAAAATTCTTGAGATTAAGGGTGAAATCTGGAAAGACATTGCAGGATATGAAGGTAGATATCAGATTAGTAATTATGGACGAGTAAAAAGTTTTGCAAGAGGTGAAAATATTTTATCTCTTAAATTTAACAAGCACACAAAATATCTTACGGCTAATTTATATGACCATGGCAAGAGGAAGACTGTAGATGTCCATCGATTAGTTGCAATGGCTTTCATAGAAAATATAGAGAATAAGAAATGTGTAAACCATATAGATGGGAATAAAACTAATAATTATGTTGAAAATCTGGAATGGTGTACATATAGTGAAAATCTTATTCACGCATACAAGACTGGATTAAGACAAAAGAAAAACGCATCAGTAGTGTAATGGTAACACAAAATTGTTTGAATTTGATTTTTGGTTCGATTCCAAACTGATGTAATAATGTTCAATGTTTATAGCGAAATAAACAGAGAATGTATAAATGAGGTCGGATGGATAATCCGATAAAGAGTTCATAGGATGGTTAATACTCTCCTATCTCTACCTTCGTTAGTGAGACGCATGTATAGGGTATACTCCTATCGCACTAATTAGCGGAGAGACTTGCAGGATAATTACCTGCCCTCTCCTTTTACTAGAAGATATTTTTTAGAAAAGGAGAAATTTAAAATGAAAAAAGAAAACAAAATTTTAAAGAAATTTGAAGTAACTGATGTAACTATTGAGATTATTGATGGAGTTCCAATGTTTGAACTTTATTCAACTGGCATGGCACTTGGATATGTAAAAACTGCTAAAGGAAAGCAGTATGCAAGAACAGAAAGAATTGATAAAACTGTCAAGAATGCTGTAATTACGCCAGTTGTCCACGATGGACAACCATTTTTAACAGAGAATCAGTTATATGATTTTATGTTTGAAGCACATACAGAAAAGTGCAAACCATTTAGAAAATGGGTTGTAAATGAAGTTCTTCCAATGGTTAACAAAACAGGTGGTTATGTAGAAACAGATAGAGAAGAAGAATTTGTAAATAATTATCTTCCTGATTTAAGCGAAGAGACAAAAATTCTTGTTATTCGTGAGTTGCATGATAATAATGAAAAATTAAAAGCTGAAAATACTGAGTTAAAAGAATTTTATGACACGCTTATGAGTACAGAAGGTCTTCTACCAATGAACACTGTTGCTAAAGAACTTGGTATTGGATTAAAGAGATTATATTTATTTCTCAGAAACAATGATGTGATGTTTTACAAGGGAAATATAAATATTCCATATCAGAGATTTATGGAACAGGGATTATTTAAAGTAAAAGAAACTCCTTGTACCGATGGTAATTATAGACCTGTTAGTTATGCCACTCGTAAAGGATTGGAATATATTAGAAAGTTGCTTGTAAAGAAAAATCAGATTAATATTGAATAAATGACAAAGAAGTGATTTAGTGTTTATTGCTATTTCACTTCTTTTAATTGGAAGGAAGTGATAAAATGGCAGAACGAAGCAAAAGAATTGAAATATATGACAAAGAAAAATTCGAACATATAAATCCAGAAACATTAAAACTATTTCAAAAATATCAGATAGATATGTCTATTCGTGATTTATCTCCGAACTCTATACAAGCTTATAACGCAGATCTTAAACAGTGGTTTATTTACATGTATGATAATCAATTCAATTTATCTGTACTAGAAGCAACCGAGGATGATATTACTGAATATTATTATTGGCGTAAGCAGCAAGGAAACAATGTAAACAGGCAGAAACGTATTATGGCTTCTGTATCTGCATTTTATAAATTCCTTCGCAAGAAGAAACTTATTGTAGAATCACCTACTGAATTTATTGATAGACCAAAAGCAGGACAACCAATTACTGTACAGACCTATCTTACAAAAGAACAAGTACAGTTAATGCGTGAAAAACTTGAGGAGTATGGTGATGTTCAATTACAGGCATATGCTTTTCTTTCTCTAACCACGATGGCGAGAGTAAATGCTATTGCAAGTCTTAAATGGAAACAAATTGATTTTGATGAAAGAACTTGTAATGATGTGCTCGAAAAGGAGGGAAAGATTGTTGAACTTAGCTTTAGCAAAGAGACAAAAGGCTATCTTGAAAAGTTGATTCAGTATCGTAAAGACAATAATATTGACGATCACGGAAGAATCTTTATTACCCCATATACAGATGAAGATAAACCAATTAAAAATAGTACGCTTAATGATTGGTGCAAGAAAATTGGTAAAATAATTGGAGTACCTACGCTTCATCCTCATGATTTTCGTCATAGTTATGCAACTCTCTTAAAAAATGAAGGTATTAGTTTAGAGGATGTATCTACTATGCTTAATCATGCTGGGACAGATGTCACTAAGAAATATTATATCAAAACAGATACTTCTAAGGTTAGAAAGCTCAAAGATAGCATTGAGATTTAATGAATAATCTTTTAAAACTACCCAATATATGTTATAATAAATACATAGAAAATGTTTTACAAGAGGGGTTATTTATGGAAATGATATACAAGAAATTAAATACATCAAAATTAACACAACGTAATAGAAAAACAGTTTTTACTTTTAATGCTTTAAAGAACGCTACGCCCATGCAATGGAAAGATACTGTTTATAATGGAACAGCAAAAGTTATAATAAGCAAACAAGGGATAAATTATGTTTAATCTTTTGGTTGAGTTTATTAAAGAACTAGATGTTGAATCATTTGAATAATTAAAATAAAATGATCGCTATTTTATAGCGGTCTTTTTGTTTGAGTGAAATTTTGTTGTGGAAAATAGTAGCAACGTAAAATAAAGGCTATTTTGACTACTTATCAAGAAGATAGTTGACTAGCATTCAAGATGAATGTTCCTTCCGATTTAGGTGATATCAGTATCAGGCTAGGAGAGAATTAGTTGAGAGCTTCGAAAAGTGGTCTAGTACACGACTCAGCGAGTGAAGTTGAAATACTTCAACCATCCATAAATAAGGTAATAGTGAGATGGAAATATTATGCGGCGAACCTGATGCCAAAGTCATTTAGTGGGGTGCACACTGCTACTTGATGTGCAAGTTCATCGCTTGCCGCCGCTCTATTTTATTAAATGTTAATTTGAACTTTGTAATCGGCGATATTGTCTTTACAAATGTAAGCTTCGTTTATATATTTGTCACAATTATATTTAAAAACATCCCAAAAGACAAGAGGTATTCGCCCTATTGCCATATTATTTTTTAAAATAGAAAACATATTCATATTTTTAATATAGTCGTATTCTCCATTTTTATCAGGTAATGCTACTGCTAATACAGCATTGCTTTGACTAGATGTGTTCCCTCTTTGAGTTTTTCTAAGAGAATATGAAATTTCCCAAGGAATCCACTGAGACCTTTCCCATCTATTTGGTTCTTTCATATTAGGAGAAATGAGAACAATAGTTAATGAACTATTGTATATTTTGTCTTTCAATCTATTCCAAATATAATCTTCAGAGTAGCTTGATAAATCTTCGTCATCGCCCTCACCTTTATAAAAATGTTCTGAGCGGTTTTTAAATTTGTCCTCTAACCAAGTTACATAGTCTCTTGCAATTGGACATATTTTACTAAATTTTGGGACAGGGTAAACATCGAAATCCCAATATTTATAGGAAACAAAAATCTTTCTACCCATAATTATACTCCTTTTTTAAATTTGATTATAATAAAAATAACAACTAAAGCAGTTATCCCTCCGTATATAGACATTAGAGTTAAAGAACATGCTGATTTAAATAGATTCTGTTTTTTGTGTTTAAGATTCATTCTTTTATTATTAGGATTGAGATCATAAAGAAAATCCGTGTTTCCCTCTAATCTTTTTTTTATAACCCATTCATATTTATCTCTATATTTACGCTCTTGTAATAAAAAGAACGAATCAAGAAACCAAAAGCAGGAATTAATACAAATAATTAAAAATGCGAAATACCAATTATTGTTATTTATGGGCATCAATGTAAATATTCCAGCAATTAATGTAAGGTTCCATCCTTTGCACGAGAATGAATTTTTAGCCATACGATTTATACAAGATTGTATTAAATCAATTTCTTTATGTAGTCTTTCTTGATTAAACGATTGTATCATTGTTTTACTACTTTTTTGCAATTTTATAAAGTGCTTCAAATGGGTCTGTGCAAATCTTCCATTCATAACATTTTCTCCATTCATCTAAATCATTATATGTAAGCTTAGGCATGTTTTTTATATTTGCGGTAAATTCAACGTTTTCTAATAGAAGGTTATTAACGTCGCCAGTTCTCCCTCTTTTCTCTATTGGTCTCTTTTTTTCGATAATATTTGCAATATTTAGTTCATAATAAATCCAAGGAGATTCAGTTTTATTGTGAATGTTGATAGATGATGGAGTGTTTAAAAAGAACATACATTCACACTTATCAATGGCAGTCATTAAGGCTGAACTTAACATCATATGTACATATGCTAAATTTTGAGAAAAAGGCGCACATTGACAATGAGTACAATAGTTTAGTTTGTCTAAGCTGCACTCATTTAATTGTCTGTTTAAATCAATAATGTTTCCCCAAACACAAGAATCTATAAAAGATAAAATCCCAAAAGTTTCTTGCAAATAACCTGCTAATTCAACAGCAGATTTCTCGTCTTTGTGAGAGTGCGAAATAAAAATATATTTGTTGGTTTTAAACAAATCTGTTGGAAACCATAAATTTTGTAAAGCGTCTCCATCAATTTTATCATTATTAATTAAATTTGATATATTTGTAGATATATCTTTTTTTAATTTATCATACTGTTTTAACCCTATATCATAATATTTTTCTTTGTTATATGTTGTTTCGCATGAAAATTCTATCTCTACATTAAATCCTGTAAACATAATTAATACCTCCTTTAAACTTTGATGAGGTCATTATATCACTATATTTAATAAAACTCAAACATTTTTTGCTATATTATGGAATATTAAATTTTATTATGTGTTTTTCGTCTTAAAATGTTAGAAAATTGGGTAAATATAGCCCCATTCTTTCAATGTATATGTTGTTGCAGTTTTACTATAGCCCTATCGCCAAGTGGTAAGGCACAGGAATTTGACTCCTGCATTCGTTAGTTCGAATCTAACTAGGGCTGCTAAATTACGTTAGGAAAGGAAATAAATATGAAATATAAAATTTTGATTAAGAACTCTGAAGCGAAGTTAAAGAATCTTTGGGAAGTATATGGTTCTACTACTGTTACAGGTTCAACAGTTACTTTTACAGAATTTGAGACTGAAGATGTGAATGAGTTGCAGAATACTATTGCTGAACTGGATAAGCAGATTGGTCATGAAAATATTAGAGTTATATCTGATGTAACTTATAGTGTTGGCGTGACTGTTAACGTTGAGAAGGATGAAATTCCTGATAATAATGAGTAATTATAATAGCCCACAAGCGTTTGCGGACGGCAGTTGTACCAATGTATATCATGTGTGGTAATTATTGGTTTGTGAAAGCTCGGTTTCTGCGGAAACAATGAGAAAGGCATTGAATTGAATATTGGATTTATGGAAAGAGCTGTTTCATTGGTTGAGATGGCTCTTTTTTGTTATGTAAAAAAGAGAATAAATACATGTGGTCATAAACGGTTGGCGTTTGATGTTCTGTCGGTGGAACGTGACTGATTAATGGAGTGAGAAACTGAAGAAGTCATGAGCTTCGGTATAGTAGATACTCGCACTACTCTCTCACTCTGTTTTTAATGTTGTTATTTTGCGAGTGGAAAGCGAGAAAATGTTATGAGAAAAAGAACTATTGAAGAAATTAATGAAATTTATCACAAATCATATCCTTACATTGATGTAATTGAATTTAATGGATATGGGAAGAAATCAAAATTATTATGTCATCAATGTGGACTGGAATGGGAAAGAAATTATGGTGTACATAATTGTCCTAATTGTTCAAAGTCTGCAAAGAAAATATTATATAAAAATAGATATGGTGACAAATATAAAGAGAAATTAAGCAAAACAAATATCGAAATATTAGAAGATTATAAAAATAATTTTACTCCTATTTTACACAGATGCAAATCATGTGGATATGAATGGTATTCTACTCCATCTAATATTCTTGAATCAAATCGAGTATCATGTCCTAAATGTACAAATAAATACAAAATGACACATGAAGAATTTTGCGAAAAATTAGAAAATAAGTATCCAAAACAATTTGATCTGCATAATAAATTCACAGGACTATGTAACAACATTTCTGCAACGTGCAACTGTTGTGGAGCACATATGAATAAACAAGCTCATAGTTTATTAGAAAATGGATGTAGAGTATGCAATGCAACAATTGCAAATACTGAATTATTTAATAATAGGTTAAAAAAGATGTTTGATGATGATATTGTACCTGTTGAAGATTATTTTCGTGCTAATAGAAAAATGAAATTTTATAAGAAATCATGTGGACATGAATTTGTTTGTACTCCTAATCGTTTATTCACAAGAGGGAATTGTCCGATTTGCAATATGTCAATTGGTGAAACACGTATATATTATTATTTGAGAAAAAACAATATAAACTTCATATCTCAAAAGACATTTGAAGATTTAAGAGGAGAAAATCATGGAATGTTACCATATGATTTTTATTTACCAGATCATAATATTTTAATCGAATTTCAAGGAGAACAACATGAACATCCTATAAAATATTTTGGCGGTGAAAAGAAATTTAAAGTACAGAAAATTCATGACCAATTAAAAAGAGACTATGCAATTAAAAATAATATAACATTATTAGAAATATGGTATTGGGATATTAAAAATATAACTGATATTTTGAACAAAGCACTTGGTTTACAGCTAAGTGCTTAATTTATTGGAATAAAAGGAAAGAAGGTGAAACAATGGCTAATTTAAGACAAGCCAAAACTGACGATGAAGTTAAGAAATTAACAGTAAATAATGTAAAAGGTGCGTATCATGATTTAGCCATTGACTACAACCATTTACTAGATTTGGATTATATCTATTGTCCTCATTGTGGAAAATGGAAATCAACTAAAGGTAATGGAAACTTTTATAAATCTAACAAAAGTAAAAGCGGATTTGAGCATTTTGCATGTAAGGCTTGTATTTTAGATTTGTGTACTGACGTAGATCCTAAAACTGGTATTAGAACTGATAACAGGGAAAAGACAATTAACACTTTTAGGCAACTTGATTGGAAATTTTGTGAAAGTGATTACAATGCACAATTACAGGCAATTAATGAAGGCATTGGTGAAAAAGTACGTGGAACAGCCGTACAAAATCTTATTGTTATGGTAGCCTCTCTTCCACAATATAATAACACGTCATATAAAGATTCTGAGTTTTCTGTTGATGATATAGAAAATAATCCAGAAGAAGATATAAAAATTGTGCAAAAGACATTGCGGGCTGCAAGGAAAAGATTTGGAAATTATAACAATGAGGAATTAATGTTTCTTGAAAATGAATATCAAGATTGGATTTCTCGCTATGATTGTTCACAAAAGGCACAAGAAGAAACATTTCAAAATTTATCAATCCTAAAACTTATGAAACGAAATGCTATTAAAAAAGGAGCTTCTACGAAGGACTTAGATTATTCATATCAACAATGGCTTGATACTGGTAATTTAAAGCCAAAACAGAATACTCTTGATACATTTTCAGATGCTCAAACAATGGGTACATTGATTCAAAAATATGAGGAAACACGCCCTCTCCCAGATATTGATCCTGAGCTTGCTGACGTTGATAAAATTGGCACGTATATTGATGCCTTTTACCGTGGTCACGCCTCTAAAATGCTTGGGCTTAAAAACAGATTTTCAAATATATACGAAAAAGTAATGGCAAAATATGCAGTAAAACAACCTTCTTATGATGAAGAAAACGACAGTGAAATCTTATTTGATAAGATTTTTGGTAGCAAAGAGGAAGAATAATTTTGGCTACTAAAAAAGAAAAGAAAAAATCATTACAAGAAGTATATCAAGAAAAATCTGAGCGTGTTATGGAAGGAGTCGCTTATTGGGCGGCTTTTTATAGAAAAAATCCCCAGCGATTTGTACTTCAGTACCTCAACGTAAAATTAAAGCTATTTCAAAAGATTTTGATATACATGATGATGGTAAGTACGAATTTTATGTATATTGCTAGTCGTGGCTCTGGTAAGACATGGCTAACTTCTTTATATTGCGTTGTACGGTGTATTCTGTATCCAGGGACGAAGATCTGCGTGGCATCTGGGTATAAATCTCAATCGCTGGAAGTAATTCAGAAGATAAATGATGATTTTATGAAAAATTATGGATGGGGTTCTGCAAATCTTCGTGCTGAAATATCTGATATATCTACTTCTATTAATAATGCACATGTAGACTTCAGAAACGGAAGCTGGATAAAAATTGTAAGTTCTAACGATTCCGCTCGTCATAACAGGGCAACGACAATTGTGGTTGATGAATTCAGGATGGTTGATTTAAATACAATCAACACTGTTCTTCGTAAATTCTTGACTGCACCACGTTCACCTGGTTATTTAAATAATCCTAAATATTCTCATCTCATTGAACGTAACTCTGAAATCTATATGAGTTCAGCGTGGTACAAAAGCCATTGGAGCTATTCTAAATTACAAGCTTATTATGCAAATATGTTGGACGACACAAAACGATACTTTTGTTGTGGACTTCCTTACAATTTAGCAATAAAAGAAGGTCTTCTATCTCGTGAACAGGTTGAGGATGAAATGTCTGAAGCAGATTTTGATCCTACTGCATTTAAAATGGAGATGGGTGCAGAATGGTATGGAGATACAGATGGAGCATTCTTTAAATTTGATGATATATCACCTAGACGAAAAATTAGAAATTCATTCTATCCTCTTGAAATATATCGTAATCATCAAATTAAAATCCCCGAGTTAGCAACAAACGAAAAACGAATATTATCTGTCGATGTAGCATTGTTAGCAAGCAAAAAACACAATAACGATGCTGCCGCACTTATTATTAATTCTGCAATTCCGACTGAAAAAAATGATTATATTTCAAATATTGTCTACTTAGAAACTCACGAAGGAATGACGACAGATGAATTAGGAATTTTGGTTATGAGGTTGTTCTATCAATTTAATTGTACTGATTTAGTTCTTGATACTAATGGTCAAGGTATTGGTGTGTATGACTTTATAATTAAGCCTCAGTATGATGCTGAATATGCTGTCACATATGAAGCGATGACTTGTATTAATGATGATAATATGGCCGATAGATGCAAAATTCGTAATGCCAATAAAGTTGTTTGGTCTATTAAGGCTACTGCTGATTTTAATACTAAAGCAGCTATTGCATTACGTGCAGGATTTCAGAATGGTTCTATTAATCTTTTAACATCTGAATTTGAAGCTGATGAATTAGTTAAGAAAATTCGTGGATATGCAAAGATGACATCTAAAGAACAAGTTATGTTAAAGTTACCATATATACAGACATCTTTGATGGTAAATGAACTTATCAATCTTGATCATGAAATAAAAGGTACAAATATTAAAATTGTTGAAAAACCAGGAATGCGAAAAGATAGATTCTCGGCACTAGAATACAATTTCAAAATAGCTCAAGATTTAGGTGTTAAATTAAAACCAAAAAATAATGATACACAAGCTTTATTGAATATGCTTCCTATAAGACAAGGACGTAGATTCAGTATGTTTAATTAAAGGGAGGTGCATTACCAAAATGCCAAGAACAAAGAAAGTGGATGCTAATGCACCTGCTAAAACTAATACAACTACGAGGAAGAATAACTCTTCTTCTACTAATAAAACAACTGCGGCTGAAATGCGACAACTCTCCAAAGAAGAATATCGCAAAGAATTGTTTGCTAAAACAAATCAAGCTATGCAGTTGTTAAATCTTAATAAAACAGAAACACGAAGTTATACCATTTACAATAAGGAAAATTTGCGTACATATATGCAGAACCCTTATTCAAATGAAAATAGACTTCGTAATTTAAGTAGATTCCTATATAGGGTTTCTCAACCATATAGACGATTAGTTCATTACAATGCACATCAAGTAGACTTAACTGCTATGGTAATTTCACCAAATATTGATATTACTCAGCAGAATGATACTACTTCTGTTCTCAAAGATTATTACGATACTTGTGTAAAAGTAGACTCCATGCACCTTAATTCAGAAGTATATAAAATGCTTATAACAGCATGGATTGAGGACGCAGCATATGGATATATATATGAGGATGACACAGGATTTTTCATTCATTTGCTTGATGGTGAGTATTGTAAAATCAGTTCTATTAACAACGATGGTTCATATAATTTCGCATTTGATTTTAGTTATTTCAAACAGAGACAGGATTATCTTGAATATTGGGATTCTGAATTTCAGACCAAGTATAACGCTTATAGTAGTGATACTTCTCAGAAATGGCAGGAACTTGATCCCGAAAGAACTATTTGTATAAAAATCGGAACAGATGATCCAATGCTTTGTATTCCACCATATATAGGAGTTTTTGAGAATCTAATTGACACTATCGACCTTCAATCCTTGGTTTCAGTAAAAGACGAATTATCAATATATAAACTTCTTGTTGCTCGTCTTGAACATATGCAAGGAAGTGACAACCCAGATGAATTTGAGATTGATATTTCTACAGCATTAGAATATTATCGTAAATTTGAAGCGTCCTTACCTGATTGTGTATCTGCTTGTATCTCTCCTATGCCGATTGAACCAATCGAATTTAAAGGTACTACTACTGATGACACAGATATGATTGATAAATCAATGAGTAATTTATTTAAAATATCTGGTGGTTCTTTAGTATTAAATGATGAAAAGACAGGTACTACTATCTATCGTGCCCATATCATTGCAGATATGGAAAACGCACTCAAACCTCTTCTTGGTGAAATTGAAACTTGGATTAATCGTCATCTCACATATAATCTTTCAAATCCTGCAAAGGTCAAATATCTTGAAACTTCCCCTTGGATGAAAAATGAAAAGAAACAAGAGTTAATTACTTCGGCACAATATGGCATACCAGTCAAAATGGCAGTAGCTGCACTTGATGGCTTTAGTCCATTGGAAGTGCTTAGAATGCAGTTTCTTGAAAATGATGTACTTTCATTACACAATTCTTGGATACCACTTCAAAGCAGTTATACTCAGTCGGGTAATAATTCTAATGATAGTGGTGGACAAGAAAAAGATTTTCTTACCACAGAGGGAGAAAATACCAAAGAAGCAGAAAAAAATACAATGTAGTTTAAGGAGATTTTATTTTGGAGAATAAATATTTTTATTGTTATTCTAAACCATTAAAGGATTACTTTCTGAAAAATGGTTTGAGATATGTATTAAAAGCAACACATGATAAAACACATAAACAATATTGGATTTTTGAAAGTTGTGAAGATATAAATAAGTTGCTTAGTAAGTGGAGATTGAAAAAACAGTAATCTTCACTTTTATTTTGGAGAATATTAGTATGGAGGCGAATTATGTTAACAAACGAGCAATTTCAAGAAAAATTAAAACAAATAGATAATGGGATTACAACTGATACATTCTATGCTGGCAATGACACATTTATGAATTGCAATTGTAAATATGGTCATCATTTTACAACAAAAGCGTTTAATCTGATATATAACAAAAATGGATGCCCTGTTTGTAGCGGTAGGCAAGTTGATGTTGGTGTTAATGATATGTGGACTACTAATCCCAAACAAGCGGAATTATTATTGGATCCTGATGATGGTTATAAACATTCACAATGTTCTCAAAAGAAAGTGTGGTGGAAATGCCCTTGTTGTGGACTACATATAAATAAAAAAATTCAATATGTTAATCAGCGTGGATTAATTTGTCATAAATGCGGAGATGGAATTAGTTTCCCAAATAAATTTATGTATAATATATTATCTCAATTAAATATTGATTTTCAAACAGAGTATATGATTGAAGGTCAAAATTATAGATATGATTTTTACATTCCTTCATTCAGTTTAATTATTGAAATGCAAGGGAAACAACATTATGATGGTTGGAATAGTAAACAAATAAAAAAGGAAGATATTCAATTAAATGATAAAAATAAGCGAGAATATGCATTATTATCAGGAATAAAAAATTATATTGAAATTGACGCAAAAGAAACTAACAAAAATTATTTGAAAGATAAGATATTACAATCAAACTTATCTACTATTTTTAACTTAACATATATAGATTGGGAATCATGTTTATTATACTCTGTGAAATCATTTGTTTCTATTTGTGCAGACTATTATAATTTGGGACTATCTACACAAGAAATAAGTGATAAAATACACTGTTCTTTATCTTCGGTTGTTAAATGGTTAAAAACGGCGACAGAATTAGAATTATGCCACTGGATTCCATCAAAAGGTTTTTTAGAAGAAGAAAAACCAGTTGTATGTATTACAACAAATAAGAAATATGATAGTATTTCTGATGCAGCTAGAGATACCAATCAAGATTTGCAAAATATTTCTAACACATGTAAACGAAAACGTAACTACTGTGGTGTTGATAAAAATGGCAATCCTATGATTTGGAGATATTTAGATGAATATGATCCAACAGAAGATTTTAGTAATATTAAAATAAATACTAGAAGAGGCGTTAAAGTAAATCAATATACATTAGATGATATTTTTTTAAAAACATATAGCACTATTAAATCGGCACAAGATGAAACTAACTCATCAAGTATTAGTTTATGTTGTAGAAAATTAAGAAATAATTCTGGAAATTATAAATGGTTTTATGCTTCCGATCCTTCTCAACCAGACAAATCTAAAATAATTCCAAATCAATCTTCACAATCAAATAATCAAAAGGAGGCATCCTAATGCAGAAATACAATTTTATTCGCACTTCTGATAAAGAAATAAAAGAAAAACTTTTATCGGAGGGATTCGAATTGGTATCTCAAGATGGAGATGTGGTAACTTTTTTAAATAATCACTCTCTCACTTTTGATAATACAAATCAGAAAATTCAGTATACAAATATGCTGACATTTTAGCCACTCTTTTCTGAGTGGTATTTTCATACCCCAAAAATAAAAAGAAAGGAGGATAAAATGGCAAAAAGATTGCTTTTTATAGAAGATTTATATGACTTCTATGCAAATAAATATCAGCGTTCGACACATTTTGATTATTCAAAAACAGGCGAACCGTTAACTGTGCAAGTTCATGGAAAAGTGAATTTTGCAAAGTCAAGTGATGATGCAGAAGGACTACAACCTGTTCATTTACAAGCTTGTCATACAGAACTCAATCTTAATAGTAGTAACATATCTGAAGATGTTATGTCTAAGGCACTTCCATCATTTAGTAACCGCCCTATTCTTGGTTATATCCATGAAGTCAATGGTCAGTATGAGTTCTATAAGCATAATATACACGAAGAAGATGGAGAAATTGTTTATGACGAAGTACCGATTGGTATTATTCCAGAATCATGTAATGCACAGCTTGTTTATGATGAAGATAAAAAGAAAACATATTGTGAAGTCGATGGCTATATTTTTGAAGAATATAGTAAAGCTTCCGAGATATTGGCAAGGGAAGAAGAATGTGCTGTGTCGGTAGAATTGTCGATCCGTTCTCTCTCGTATAATGCGAAGGATAAGTATCTTGATATTGAAGACTTTTTCTTTTCAGGAGTCACAATTCTTGGAAAAACACCAGAAGGAAATGATGTCATGCCAGGTATGGCAAATTCAAATATCAAACTTGCTGATTTCAGTGCTAAGAATAACAGTATGTTTGAAAATATGGAAAGTAAAATGATTGAATTACAAGACAGATTATCTAAATTAGAAACTGCTTGTTTCAATAATACAGAACAGAACTCTGTTCACGAAAATCAGAAGGAAGGAGGAAAAGACGAAAATATGAAATTTGAGGAACTTTTAGTCAAATATAATAAGACTGTTGAGGATATCACTTTTGACTATTCTGAAATGTCAGAGAAGGAATTGACAGCAAAGTTTGAAGAATTATTTGGCGAGGACGACACAAATACAAATGAAGACAACTCTGACAAGCCTTCCAATGATGAAGGTGACAGAGAAGACTCTGATAATAGTGATGGCGAAGATAATCAGAATTTTGAGAAACTTATTCGTACATACGAGATTAGTCACGAGGATGTTCGCTATGCACTCTATTCGCTTTTGGAGACAGTAGAATCCGCTGATGATGAGTGGTATTTTATTAACGCTGTTTACGATGAACATTTTACATATGAGAATTGGAATGGTGATAAAATTTACGGTCAGAAATATTCAAAAGATGGCGATAATGTTGCTTTTGATGGCGAAAGATATAATCTTCATCGTGAACTTTTAACTGATTCAGAATTTGCTGAGTTGCAGTCAATGCGTTCTAATTATGAAGCTCTTGTGGAATACAAAGCTAATGCAGAGAAGAATGAACTTCACGCTCAGAGAAAAGCTATTCTTTCAGATGAGAAATATTCTGTATTATCAGAAAATGAAGCATTTGTTAAGTTGCAGAAGAATATGGATAACTACTCTCTCGAAGACCTTGAAAAAGAGGCAAAAGTTATCTTTGCTGATCATGTAGCATCTGTTGGCACTTTCGCATTAAGTGGCGAAAAGAAACAGATATCTAAGAAGTTATTTGGAAATCCAAATACTAAGAAATCTAAGGCAAGTCGTTATGGCGACTTATTCAGAAAGTAATCACTTTCAAAATAATCACAAATAAATAAACACTATTTTTGAAGTCGTGCAGAAAATGTACGGCTTTTTATTATGCAAAAAATAAGGAGGAAAATTTCATGGCAATTAAGCTTAATTTAACACAGTTTCCAACTGCCTATCCTGCAAAAGTTGCAGCTAGAGAAGGAATGGGACATATGTATTCTCTTCAGCACACAGACGATCTCTGGAATGGTGCAATCGTAACAAAGGGGGATTATGTATCTCTTGATCTTTATAAGGAAGGTGATGATGCTACCGCTGTTAAGGCAAAGGTAGTTGATAGAGCTGCTAATGGTAATTATTACGTTGAGTTTACAGAAGATGTTCCTACAACTCAGGCACTTATCGTTTACAACCCACCTGTAATTGAGGAACAGTACAACAAGACTTTTCAGAAGGAAACAAACTTCTATATTCCAGCATCTATGGAAGCTAGAGCATATCCAATTTTCGAGGGTGATATCTGGGAATTCTCAGAAGATGCATTCTCGCAGAAACCTACTGTTGGAACAACAGTTATTACTGCTGTCGCTGATAAGAAAATGACAGTGGCTTAATTTTAGGAAAGGAGATGACAAATAATTATGGAAAATACAGTTAAGAATTTAATGTTTGACCTTGCGTTAGGTCGTGATATTTATGACGAAGATAAGAGAATTGGCAAGGCAGAAGCTAACGATGCTTTAAGAACAGCTTGCTTTGAAATGCTTGGTCTTTCTGCTCAGTCTACAGAAAAGCAGATTAAAAGAGCTTTAAAGTCTGAAAGAGCTACAGAGTTCTTCGAGGTAATTGAGGAAATTATCGAGCAGGAAGTCGAGTATGGTTTTAAGGATAATGAATTCTTTAATAACTTTGTTGAAACAAGAAGTCTTGCCGATGGCGATAGAACTGACTTCTGGACAGATGAAGATATTATCCTTAATGTTGCAAAGGTAGCAGGTGATATTCATGATTACACATTGCAGAGACTTGCTTCTGGCTCAAGCTATACTGTGCCTACTAGCAGATATGCAGTAAAGGTTGGTGGAGATATCCGTCTTTTCCTTACAGGTAGAAAGGATTGGTCTGAACTTATTAGTGCTGTAGCAAAGGCTTATACACATAAGATTCAGGGTGATCTTTATGCAGAGTTCATCAATGCTGCAAAGAAGCTTCAGGTTACTGAAGGCTTTAAGGGTACTGGTGCTCTTGATAAGGCTAAGAAGGATAAGTTTGATGAGATTATCTCTAATGTAGCAACAGCCAATGATGTTAGCGAAGTTGTAATCATGGGTACAAAGACTGCACTTAAAAAACTTAATGCTCTTTGTGATGTAGATTGGGCATCTGAGGATCAGAAGAAGGTTATTGGTGAGACAGGTATTCTTGGTTCTTATGAGGGAACAACTCTGTTAGAGATTCCACAGAGATTCAAGGATAACAAACTTGCTGAGAAGCTAGTTGATTCTACAGAGCTTTTGATCTTCCCTGTAATTGATTATAAGCCTGTTAAGTTTATTGATGGCGGTGAGACAACTCTTGAAGTAACTCAGGTTGGCGATAATGCGGATGATACACAGACATACGAGGCTCAGAGACGTATGGGTATCGCTACAATTATTACTCGTCAGTTTGGTGAGTGGGATCTTGATGCCTAATAAATAATATGAATACAAGGAGGGTACTACAAGGTACTCTCCTATTTTATATGGATAGAAAGGAAAATAAAAATGGCTTATCAGAAAAAAGCAACAACTACAACTAATGTAGCTGAAGTAAAAGATGATGAAAACACAAAGGCAGAAACAAAGGTAAATAAAGTAAAAACATATAACAAGGAAGATGTTATTCCATGCAAGTCAATTACAAGTGGCGGTTTATATGTAACTGGTGATAAAAGTGGAATCCTTTATCAGTGGGCAAATTATGGCGATGTTGAGGAAGTTGAGTATCAGGATTTAGTTTATATGATTCGTGCCCATAGACCTTCAGTTTTTAGACCACGTTTTGTAATTGAAGATGATGAGTTTTTAACACAGTATCCAGAATTGAACGACTTGTATACTTCATTATTTTCTACAGGTGATTTAGTAGATATTTTGAATCTTCCAGTTACACAGATGAGAAATGCTATTGCACAGCTTCCTAGTGGTGCTTTAGACGCAGTTAAAGGTCTTGCTGCTTCTCGTATTATGAGTGGTCAGTATGATTCAGTACAGAAAATTAAAGCCCTTGATGAAATCTTTGATACGCATCTTCTTTTGACTTTAGCACAGGGTTAATTAAAGGAGGTACACAATGTTACTTCCATATGAAACCGTGTTTTCAAGAACACGAGGTCGTGTAAACGATCCTAAAGAGTTATCTTTAAATGAAAATGATTTGCTTGAGATATATACAGAAAGATTACATAACGTAATTGGAAAACCGAGAGTTCGCAGACTCTTCTCTTCTATTGTCTTAGATGATGAAATCCAACAGATTGACTTTATTCTGAATAATTCAGTTGATGAAGCATCTGACATTGATTTTGTTACAGACTTACTTATCCTTGGTATGACTATTGAATGGTTACAACCACAGGTGGATTCTATTTTGCATACATCTGTAATGATAGGCGGTAAGGAAGAAAAGAAACTGTTAGACAATCATAAAAATATGATAGATCGTCTTGACAGTATGAAGACAGAACTCAATAAGATGATACGTGACTATGGTTATATGTATAACTCTTATATCAACTCGGAGCCCTAACCTATGAAGTATATTTACGGTTATTTTACAAACAAGCAAATCAAAGAAGCTGCTAATGCCATGCACAATGACATACACAAGCTTCTTCTCTATAAGGATAACACAATAGAGGAAACTATTTTCGAGAATGACGAAGCTTTCCTTGTATATTTTGATCACTTGCTTGAAAACTTTGGCGGTGTCCATACTCTATTTAACAACAATGAAATTATGGTCAAGTTAATGTCAACATTACAAGCCGCAAGAAATGAAGTTGCAAGTGATAATTTTCATTATGGTACTTTTCGTAGAGAAATATTAGATTCTCACGGATATATAAAACAGATGTTTGAGGAGGGTGATGCGTATGCCAAGTCTATCAACAGCTAGGCGTATCGCTAACGCCAAAACAAATAATGCAAAAACAATTGGTCAGATTTATAAGGAACAGTCTGATTTTATAATGGAGGAAACTTTTTGGAACGACCCACAATCTAAAGTTGGTTATATCTATGATTATATGCACGATGACCAACCAGATATAAAAGACCATATGACTTACGAAAATACAATAAAAACTCGTATTGATGTAAAGTTGATTGTAAAATCATATTCTTCACTAGACCAAGACCAACCAGAGTTCTATTGTCAATTCAGACCCTCCCAAAAACTTGAGTTTGAGGAAGACGATGAACTGTATTATTTTGAAACAGAATACCGCAAAAGGTATGGGATTGAATTTCCGATTGGAATGATGCTGGATTTACCAGACGATAGAGGAGTTTATAGAAAGTGGTTAATCTGTGAACGAGAATTAGCAAATCAATTTCCAAAATATCTCATTTTGCCGCTTGATTATCAGTTTATGTGGATCGAAAAGGACGGCAATAACATCTATAAGCGAAAAATGTGGGGTGTAAATAGAAGCCAGAAATCGTAAAATGTATGCGCTTCATACTGGAAACAGTGTGTCGAAAGTTTTCTTATGCTGGAAGTTTACAATGCCAATTACACTACAACATAAGGATGAAATAAGCCTAAGTGTGAACGTTGTCGAAAGACAGAAAAAAGTAATTGGATGGCATATGCTGAAATAAAAACCAATATAACATTGGTGCTAAGTGCTATTAACAAATAATAATCAGCTGCGAAGCCTCGAATAGAGGAACGTTCAACGAGCAAAGACTCAAGTGAGTTAATGGAAACCACCTAAGTCATTCTTTGATGATATGGTGTTGATGTGCTCTGACCTTCTATGGAGACATAGAGAAAATAAAATTATAAATAGAAAATAGTTAACTAGATGGGATAGTGGTTCACAAACCACTTCTCCTTATTATTAATAAGTAGATTGCCGTCTTTTATAATTTTATCTTTATTGACTTAACGAATCAATAAAGTAACACAACTGATACTATTGGCGTCTACAGTGACCACAATTTTACACGTCCAGATAATCAGTCAAAAGCATTCTTGCCACTTAATCCTATAACTGAAAATCTTTGGTATACCAAAGAAGATAACAAAAATATGAGAATGGTAATTTCAGCGAATACTAAACACCCAATAGTGTGGACATTAACTAAGCTTGAAAACGCATCTCCACTTGGAATTCAAACTCTTACTTTTTATCAGAATTATTGGAATGAACATACTGATTATATCGAAAAAGATTCTGATGGAAATATTGTTGGTATGTGGGCTGATTATTTCAGTTCTGAAATCATTCCGACTGACCCACCTACTCCGCCCCCTATTCTATCTTCTATTGCAGCCAAAATCTCAACTTCAACTTCCACAATCAAAGTTGGTGGTAGTTATAAATCTCTCACTGTAAATTTATTCAATGATTCAAATGAAGATATTACAACTGAATATGTGGATGCGGAGTTTACATGGGTTTGTAGTATAGGTGATGAAGATTGGACAGATAAAGTGGCTTGGAGAAATGGTACAGAATTTAATCAGATGAAAGTAAAGTTTCCTAGTGACAGCTCTGTTCTCAATAAGATTTTATCTATTAAGTGTGTAGTCACAATAGAGGATGAAGCTATTGAGTCAGAAGTTTTGCAATTGGAACTAATTGAATAAGGAGATGTTTATATGGCTGAAAAATTAGTTACAAAGAATGATTTGTTAAATAAGCTTCGTGCATATAGAGCTACCCCTGACGATGATGTAATTCTATATAAACAAAAAATTAAGAATGCTTTGTTATCAAACCCATGTCTATTATACGCTCTCAATGATAAAAAATTAGAATCTGAATTATTTGATGAAGATGGAAATATTAATTGGGAATGGAATGAAGAGACAAAAGAATATGAACCTCTTGGAGAATGGGACAGGTATTTTGGTAGCAACTCTCTTATACGTCCATTTTTATTTATTCCAGATACACAAACAACAGTTAAGTGTTATGTATGTTATCAGGTAGGATTTAGAGATACAGTTAGACATCAGCCAGGATTAAAAGAAACACAGGTTACTTTTACAATCTTTTCGCACGGAGATGATCGTATGGATAAAAATACTGGTATTCCAAGACATGACCTTATTGCTTCCATATTAAGAGAACGATTTGCATGGTCGAATATATTTGGTATGCAAACACATCTTGTACAAAATTATGAATCCACAACAGATACTAATTATGTAACTCGTACCCTTGTGTTCCAACTTACAGATTTGAATAGTAAAGTTCAAACACCTTATGGTGGACAATCTCAAATGGTAAACTATCAGTTAAGGTGGTGATATTATAGCACAGCAAAACACTGATATGTTAGATGAGCTTCAAGCGGCGGTAATAGCTGAAGCACAAAAGAAACAAGAAGACAAACAAGAATATAGCTTCGATCCACTCAAAATGTACTTTAAGGAAGATTATTTCGTTAAAGGAATTAGAATTGCACAGCCGACTATAGGTGATATTCTTACAATGGGTGAATCAAAATTTTATATAGGTCTTTCCCCTTTTCTATATAATTCTACTACTATTCGTGTAAAACTATGGGATTTACCAAAGCGAGTAGATTGGTGCAAAGTTAAGGATATTGAAGTATTTAATATGCTTAAAAGCATCTTTGCTATTGATAACTCAGCTGTTCGATTATTATTTCCAGACTATAAAATTGAATATATGGAACTGAAGCCATATCAAGACGAAGGTTCAACAGAAGTTAAACTATGCTTATACGACCATGAAAACGATTTTTATTTACGAGAATCCGAATATATGGAAATAGCTGAATATATCAGAACCTTGCTTAATATCCATCCAAAAATAGAAAAAGCAAAAGGAAAGACAACAAAACAATGGATGATAGATGAAGACAGAATGAATTTTGCACAAAGAGAAGCTCAGAATACTTCTTCTCTTTTACCGCTTATATCAGCTTGTATAAATCATCCTGGTTTTAAATATAAATTACAGGAACTTAGAGATGTCGGAATTTATGAGTTTATGGATTCTGTACAGAGATTACAGATATATGAATCTACTCGTGCTTTAATGGGTGGAATGTATTCGGGTATGTGTGATATGTCTAAAGTTCCAAAAGAACAATTTAATTTCATGAGGGAATTAAATATATAACTTTAGTAACTTGAGCGATTTGTAGTCGCTCTTTTTTAATACAAAAATAATATTAAGGAGGAATTATATTATGGCATTTAAATTAGGTGACGTAATTATTGACCGTTTACAGTTCGGTTATGGTGCTACACAGACAAAGGCTCTTTATGCACTTACACAGTTGACAAATGCAACTGTTGATATTACTGCTGATTCTACAGATATCAAGGATAAGGATGGAAATTTAATCTACAGAAAGTATACAGGCAAGAATGGCGAGATTACAGCTACTAATGCATTTATGAATCTTTCTGTAATTGAAGCTATTTCTGCTACAGGCGCTGAAATTGCTTCTGATTCTAATGCAATTGTTATGCCTATCTTTAAGATTGTAAAAGCAGGTGAAACATTAGATATTACAGATGCAGTTGATGATTCATTCATTGTAAATGCTCTTTCAGCAAATGGCTCTCTCGGAAAGGCGTATACTAAGGGGTCAGCTGCTTCTGCTACAGAATTCAAGGTAGATACAGAAACTGACCACAAATTAACACCACCAACAGACCCAGAGGAAACTCAGTATCTTATTAAGTTCAAGAAGAATGTTAAGAGTGGTGCTAAGATTACAATTTCTGGTGATAAGTATCCAAAGGCTCACGAATTATACTTTAAGGCTCTTGCAGCTGACAAGTGTGATGTCAATAGTTTCCGTGCTTGTATCGTCCACATTCCATCATTTATCCCAAGTCCAGAAGTAAGTCTTGCTCTTCAGGGTGGAGATTCACAGACTATGGATTATAAGGGTTCAATTCTTACTAATGCATGTGCTACAGCTCAGGATATGGTTGAAATCTACTTTATCGATGAGGAAGAAGAAGTTTAATATTCATAATAACTATATAAAGGGTGGTTTAACGCCACCCTTCTGTTATATTAAAGGAGTTAAGAATAGATGAATAAAAACGATTTAAGAACTTGTTGTGTTTGCCATACTCAGTATTCTTATTGTCCCGTTTGCAATCCAGAAGATAGAAATAAGCCTACTTTTTATTTTGCTTATTGCAGTGAAAATTGTAGAGATATTTATAGTGTTACTTCCGCATATGAAGATGGACTTATGAGTGATATTGAAGCAAAAAAGGAGTTAGAAAAGCTAAATTTAAGTAACAAGGATAATTTTGGTGAAAGCTATAAAAAGTCTATTGCTTCTATTATGAAGGCAAAAACACAGGTAGTTAAGAAAGAAAAGATTAAGACAGATGTTAAGTCTGTTAATAAAAATATTATTACAAAAGGTGAAGAAAATACCGAGAGTAATGTTGAATAGTGATTTAATTAAGGGATTATAACATACCACTATTCAATGTTGTAATCCCTATTTTTTACGCTATTTAATTAAGGAGTAAAAAGGAATGATAAAAACAAATTTAAAACCGAGAGACTATTCTATGCACGAAGTTGTAAGGATAGTTAATCCAAAACAATATTTATTATATATAAAAAATGGAGTATATCCAACGGATATGTATACTAGCATTGACGAAGATACGGATAATATTATTTTAGTTGCTGTATTCTTAAAAGAAGATACAACAGAAGTTTATAAAAAATGGTGTGATAGAAAATTAAGATGATAAATAAACGAAAAAACATTTAGAGATTTAAGTGTAATATTCATTATTTTATTAGGCAAAAGGAAGTGAAAATAAACGAAAAGTATAAAACTAATTATAGATAACTCTAGTTTAGAGGATTATGAAAAATACTACTTTAAAAAACATCCACGAGCATCAAAAAAGCCCATAGCAAATCCTTATCATGAATCGATAAATCAATGGATGATAATGAAACGACCCATGATGAATGCTTTAAAACAAAAGTGGAAAGATTTTATTTGCTACTTTATTGATAATCAAGGTTATACTAACCTACATATTGAAGAATGTGATATCCAAGTGAAAACATATTATAAAACAAATAGAAGACATGACGTAGATAATTCTATTATAAAGTTCATCTTGGATGGATTTTCAGAAAGTGGTTTTATTGTAGATGATGATTCAGAACATGTAAAATCATTATTATTAGAATGTTATGTAGACAAAACTAATCCACGAACAGAGATAACTATAAATATTATAAGATAAAAAGGAGATTGAAAAATATGAAAATTAAGGAATTTGTAAACAGATATAATGTGCTTGAAACTATTGAAGCAAAAAATAATTTTATCCAGAATAATTTAACAGTAAAGGAATATCTTCCTTTTATTAATAAAACCGCTTTAGCTGAGAATCTTGTTGATTTATCAGTATATGAACACGAAAATTACATAGATGACAACGGCAATACTCAGCGTAGAAAGACTGGAAATATTAAATTAGATTCTGTTGGTCAGTATTTACTTTTTAATAGAACAATTATTGAATACTATACAAATCTTGAGATTGAAACAAAAGGCTTCTACGAAGAATATGATATGTTATGTCAGAGCGGTATTATGGAACAGATTGCAAATTTAATTCCAAAGGAAGAAATTAATGAACTTAAAACAATTATAGACTTTAAAAGAAGTGATACCATTGCAAATGCTTATGAAACTCATAGCTTTATTAGTAATCAAGTTACTAGATTTGGAAATCTTATTGGAGTTACTTTAAAGCCATTTGCTGAGAGGATTGCAAATGAAATAGAAAATATGGACGAGTCTAAAATCGAAAAACTTGGTAAGAGTCTTGAGAAGGTATTCAAGAGAGTTAGATAGCTTATATTAGAAGGGATGAGTAAAATGATAACTGGTATTATATTTGGATTAATCTCTGGGGTTATTCTTTCATTGTTTAATGTAGATAAAATCTGTATAGAAGTATTACAGCCCTTCACTTCTATTGAGTTAACAGAAGCTCATTATTATTTTGTCTTCGGAGCATTAGGATTAATATCTTTTGTTTTTAATGGTAATACTTTTTAAATTATATAACTAGATTTGATAAAATCGTTAATTTTATAAAGAAAGATACTTCTAGGAGGTGTGATTATGAAAATTGAGAATGAATTTTATGTTCTAATCAAATTAGGCACAAGAGATAAAAATACGTTTAGATCAAAAGTAGGTATTGGAGATATTGATACAGATACCGTATTTTTAGGAAAAGATGACGAATTCGTAGATGATATCCGAAGTGCTATAAGAGCTGTAAATAAGAAAACAGCAATGATGTTAATTCAGGAATATGAAAGCAAGCATAATTATGAGAAATCTGGTTTTGTCCCTATTCTTGTCACAGAAAAGATTATATGGTAGAAAAATACTGGGATAATATATAAAACTTTTTCATGGAGAGTGTGAAATATCACTCTCCTATTTTATTGTAAAAATTTGGGAGGTGATTGAGTGGCAATTCGAGCAAGTGGTTTAAAAATAAATGATAAGGAATTAAAAAAATTCGCAGATAGAGTAACTGAAAAATATGTTAAAAGATACATTTCTGCTGGAAATAAGGCTCAAAAAGAAATAAGGGAAAAGTACACCATAGATTGGTTTTTGAATAAATCAACTACTATGGTGGATGCATTGGATTATACACATAAATTGATTCAAAAGGATGGTAAAGCCTATTTATATTTCACCTCTTATGTAAATATGGGAAGGTTTGAAATGGCAAACATATTCAATCGAGCTTCAATTTACAATTGGGCTAACAGATATAATGCTGGAATAAATCCATCACAATACTTATTAGACTTGCAATGGAATCAAGGTATACACGGCTTGCCAAGAGAATGGACTAGACCAAACTATCGTTTTGGGCAGTCATGGAATGATGGTGTTTCGCATTGGTACAACCCTTATTACAACCAAGGAATGCCAATGAGTTCTTATGTGAAGTTAGGATTTCAAAAAGAATGGGAAACAACTGTTAATAAATATTTAAAAAGATAAACAAAGGAGGTTTTTATGCCAGATACAGGAATGGGCGCAGGCGTAGGCGCTGCTTTTACAGCCAGTATTGTCATTGATAAGAATGATTTAATTACACAGGCTTTAAAACAGCTTTCTACTGCACAGAAAGAATTAGCAAAGAATAAGTTAGAAATTTACTTCGACTTATCCAATAAAGATTTAGGTAAGAAGTTAAAAGAATATCAGAAACAGTTAACTTCTGCTGATTATACAATAAAAATTAAGAATGATGGTATTGAAGAAACCTATAAGAGTTTAGATAAATTACTTGAAGTTGTTAAGCTTATTGCATCAGAAAAGCCTTTTGGTACGGGGTTTGGAGATATCAATACAGAGAATGCTACCAAACAGATTAGTAAGTTAGAAACAAAAATATCAAAACTTACAAAGAAATATGAGACATTAGAGAAGAAATCGTCTTCTGTTGGTAAGAAGAAAGTTTCTGGTAAGAATGTTAATCTTGTTGATAATAAAGAATTCAAAAAATTATCTAAAAGTTTTAAAAAGGTTAAAGGTGAAGTTGATGATTTAAAAAATCACTTTGGTTCGGTTAATGGAGACCAGTTTACTAAGTTAGGAGAACAAGTAAGCGGATTATCTACAAAATTTAATGAACTTATTAGTAAATATCATGAATTATCAAATGCCCAGAAGGCACTCTCCTCTACTCCACAAGCTAAGTCAGCTATTCCAAGTGGAAATTCAAACCAGAAGAAAGACGCATTTCAAGAGTCTACTTCATCGGTTCAAAAAGCAACACAAGCAATTAGAGAACAGAATAATGAATTAGATAAAAATTTAGAAAAGATTAAAAAGACAGCCGAAGAGCTGATAAAAAAACGAGATATAATTTCTCAAAGATGGTATAAAGAAAAAGATACTGTCGTAGGAAAGAATTCAAAAGGAGAAAAAATTACTCGTGATGTAGATCAATTCTCCTTTGTAGAAAGATTAAAAAATGGTCAATTACAGACAGTTCTTGCAACATACAATAAAGAAACTGGCAAATGGGTTGAGCAAATAATTAATGTTAGAACCGCTTTCGAGCAGGTTGAAAAGGCTATTATCAATGCCGACAATAAGATAGCTTCTTTAGAGAATACACGAGATAAGGCACTTATAGCTCATCCTAGATATGATACTACCGCTGATGATAATCAGATTGCTATTGAGCGTAAAAAGAGAGATGAATTACAAGCAACTCTTGATTTGTATGCACAAGAAAAAGAATATGTTTTTGAGATTGAAGCTGCTAATAAGAGAATTGCTGACAATCAGGAAAGATTGAAGAATAAGACACAATCTCAAACTAATTTAAGACAGGCAATTTCTGACGAACAACTTTTAAAAGAGTGGGTTGCTGCTATCGAAGAGAAGGATAAACGTGACGCAGAATCTGTAAAACAAGCTAAGAAAGAGTTAAACAATGCATGGAATGAAGCTGTAAAAGTTAATAAAGCGTTGGATGAAACAAAAGCTACACTTTCTTCTTTATCCAATATGCCAGAATTAGCATCTAATTTTTCAGATATGGAATCAAAAATTTCTAATCTGAATTCAGATTTAACATCTGGGAAAATAACATTGTCAGAATATAGGAGCGAGGTAAAGTCTCTTACTTCTGAATATTCTAAAATGGTTCGTATTCAGCAGAAACGGGATGTTGAAAAATATAATACCAATGTGAAAGTAGATAACGCAAAAAAACTTGAGCTAGAAAAACAAATTTGGGAGGAACTTTCATCTGAGTTAAATAGATATTCAACTCTTCAAAAAAAGATTGCAAAAGGCACAGCTTTAGAATCTGAAAAAGAAGAAGCAAATGAATTATTAAAAACTATTCGTGAATTACAAAGGTCAGATATTTTATCGCCAGAAAAATTAAATGCTTCAAATAAAAAGCTTGGTCAGATTAGACAATCTTTTAAAGATATTCGAGCTAATGTAGAAAAGAATACAACAAAGAGTTTTCAGTCAAAAATTGAGACTGCTCTTTCCGATGCGCAAAAGAAATATGATGAATATTCTATTGTCCAAAATCGTGAAGACTTCCATCCAAGCACAAAATTTACAACTACTCTTTCTACTTTGGGTTCTCAAATTAAGCAATTAAAAGAAAAAGCAGAAGCATTTTCTAAACAAAAAATTACCACAGAAGAACAACGTAACGAAGTTGAAAAGTTGATTCAAACTATTGAGAAAACAGAAACTGCATTAAAGAATATGCCTGCTGCTGCAAAAGGTGTAAATAATATGTCTATTGAAAAAGTAATAGATAGAATAAATAAACTTTTAGAGGACAATACTCGTTTTTCTAGGGCAGCAAAAAAAGAGCTCAAAGGTTTAATAACATTAGCAAAATCTGGCAGTGCAAGCGCCAACGTTATAACAACAAGAATGTTGGAAATTAAAAATGCTGAAGTAGCTGCTGGTAGAGCTGGTAAAAGCTTTTTTGATATTTTTAAGAGTAAAACTTTCTATGGGTTTATAGGTCAGGTGCAAAGTTATTTAAGCATGTATGTAGGTTTCTATGGAATGGTAAATGCTGCTAGAAACACTATTACTACAATTACAGAACTTGATACTGCTTTAGTTGACTTAAAAAAGACAACATCAATGAATACAACTGAGTTAAATCAATTCTATTTTGATTCTAACAAGGTTGCTAAACAGATGGGTGTAACAACACAAGAAATTATATCACAAGCATCAGCTTGGTCTAGGCTTAATAAAATAGGTCTCCTATATGGTGACATATAGGCAAACAGTTAGCTCAAAACGGTGGAACTCCTGAGAAGGACAATACCGTGGGTAAGACTAAAATATTTAAAACATATATGGCTAAACAGAGAATGTACTTATGTATATTCTTTTTTTATTTTATAGGAAAGGAGGAAACAATAATGAAAAATACAATAGATAGAACTGGTCAACGAATCAATATGTTGACAGCGATCGAAAGAATACCAAACTACAATGAAACTGGACAAATATATTATAAGTGCAAATGTGATTGTGGAAATATTTATTATGAATCAAATTCTCATTGGAATAAAGCATATTCATGTGGGTGTATAACAAGAAGAAGTTCATCTCAAAGAATTGATTATACTGGTCAAAAGTTTAATCATCTAACAGTATTAGAAATGTTGTATAAGTATAAAAATAATCAGACATATGCTAGATGTATATGCGATTGTGGACAAGAAACAATTGCTTACATGGGAAATATTAAATCTGGTAAAACAAAATCCTGTGGATGTATTGAAAAATCTTCAAGATACAACAGAAAACATGTTGATAACTCAATAATTGGGCAACGATTTGGCAGTTTAATTGTTATAAAAAATTCTGGAAATAAAGAAAAAAATGGCTCTGTTTTATAGGAGTGTTTATGTGATTGTGGGAATGTTGCATACGTTAGTAGCTCAAATTTAAAAAGAGGTCATACTACTTCTTGTGGTTGTGCAAAAAAAGATTATATAAATTCATTAAAATTAGATATAATCGGCAAACGATTTGGTTTGCTAAAAGTAACAAATGAGGTTTTTGATAGTTCATATAAAAGAAGAATGGTTAGTTGTCAATGTGATTGTGGCAAAGAAGCTATATGTGCCGTTACTGATTTAACAACTGGACACACCATGTCTTGTGGGTGTTTATGTAAAAGTAAGGGAGAAATGTTTATAGAAGAATTATTAAATGAATACAACATTACTTATGAACCGCAAAAAAGATTTAATGATTGCACAAATAAAAGGAAATTACCTTTTGATTTTTATCTTCCTACATATAATCTATGTATTGAATACCAAGGAGAACAACACTATAAACCAGTTGAATATTGGGGAGGCGTTGAAAAATTTAAAGTATATAAGAAAAATGATTTACTAAAAAAAGAATATTGTAAAAAGAACAATATAGGTTTGTTGTGTTTGCCATATACATTAACAAACGAAGAGATAAAACAAGAAATTTTAAATATTTTAGATCCCGTAACGACCACACTGATATAAGAGATTATATCGGGTATGCTAACATTGTGTATTATAATAGAGTATACAATAAGGTATGGTCTGGTCTGCAAATATAATCTAATAATGAAATTGCAGAGATAGGCAGAAATGACCTATCCCTTTTTATTTTTATAAAAAGAGTAACAAAACGAGGATATTCTACAAAAGAACAAAGTGAAACTATGGCTAAATTAAGCTCTCAGTTTGCATCCATTTCTCCTGGTATGGGTGTTGACGAAGCACAAGAAGGTTTAGTCAGCATTATGCGAGCTTATGATGTAGATCCGAATGATGTAAAAGAACAAATTATGGATAAGGTAAATGTACTGGGTAAAATATTGCCCAAACATACAGTAATGTATGGCATGTAAAAATACATGTAGCATCTTGGTAAATCGGTTAAAGCCTAAGGAAGGTTTAGACCGAGATTCTTTTATGAATTGTAACGACTAGAGCGATGTTTATAGATAAAGAATATAAACATTTCACCAGACTCCTTTTATTTAAAAGGATGAATGTATAGTCTGAACTCACAAAATAATCCAAATTAATAAAATGTGAGAATACGCCAGAAATGACGTGTCGCCATATAAAATATGGTCAGTAACCAATTTTGGTGAAAGCAACAGATTGAATAATTTTGCTGAGTCCAATAATGATGTTGTTGAAGGTTTAAAACGTTCGGCAGCAGCTATGGCAGCTATGAATCAGTCATTCGAAGATACAGCCGCTTTATTTACAGGTGGTATGGAAATTTTACAGGATGCAGAGTCTATGGGTACTGCATTACGTACACTTTCCATGAGGGTTCGAGGTAAACTATCGTCATTGCCTCCGTATACAGTAATGTATATGCTATGTCCCTAATAATTACATAGAAGTGACTCAAAACGGTGGAACTCCTGAGAAGGACAATACCGTGGGGAAAGAAAGCCTTTGATAAATATAATAATTTATTGAAGAAACTAACTCTGTAACGACCACAGAAATATAAGCAATTATATTTCGTATGTCACGCCCTATCAAGAAATTGAGGGACAGGTATGGTCTAATCTCACACTATAATCTGTTAAATATGAAATGTGAGAGTTAGTCAGAAATGACTAACCGCCATAAGCTATTATGGTACGTAGGGTTGTTCTGCCCGAAAGTAATATATTGTATGACGAAGAAACAGAACAATTATCAGATGATTTAGTTAATGTTAAGGGCGAAGTTGCCGATTTAACAAAAACTGCGAAAAATACACAAGGTATCTCATTATTTACAGATGCTTCCCAAAAGCATTATAAACAAATGGTTCAATATCTTGGAGAAATCGCTGATGAATGGGATCAAATTTCCGAAAAGAATCAAACCGAGCTTCTTCAAAAGCTTTTCGGAAAAAACAGGGCTAACGAAAGCGTATGCCCTTATGTACAGAAATGTGCATAATAGGACACATCTAAAACCAGTAAATCCTAAAGCTCTATTACTACAATATAACTGAAATAAATTATATGAATGTAACGAAAGTAAAACAACAATAGAGATTCTATATGGTCAAAAGCCTAAGTAGAAATTTTGCTAATTTTATATAAATTAGAAATGGTAGCTTGGTCGCAAAGTTCCGAATAGGAATGAGTCAAACGACTATCCTCTTATGAGGAGGCGAAAGCCTTAATGTAGGGTGCAAATCGCAAATGGCACTCGAAACGGTGTGCTTGCTACTCTTTTATTTAGAGTGTGAGTAAGAAATAGTCTGACCTTCTATCGAAAGATAGAGATGATATTGATATAAAAGAGAATGTATTAATATCTGATGAAGTGTTGCGTACTTCATTGAACATATGTGAAATGCTGGTGCAGCAATCATAAAGAACTTTGATCAAGTTCGTGCTGCTCTTGAAGCAATGGAAGAAAGTGCTGGCAGTTCTGACAAAGAAATGAGCATAATTGAGAGCAGTTTATCTTACAAGGCAAATAAATTAAGAGAAAGTTGGACGGGTATTGCACAGGGATTTGTTGACAGAGGTGATTTAGGCAAGGTCATCGATGCCTTAACAAAACTTTCAGAAGCTATTGAGTTTGTCACAAGTAAATTGGGCTTGCTTAAAACCGCAGCTGTGGGCATTGGAGCTGCACTTTCAATTAAAAATGTCGGCATTAATACGTTGGTGGCGTATTAGTCAAAAATGTTTGTCTGAATTACCGACATCATAGGGGTTCTAATGGATACATTAGTTTGGACTATGATATATGTGAAATACACATTATAAACGAAGACGCAATATGCGAGGAAAGCCGTAAACCTCATGGTACTACCCTATTATAAGGAAACTAAATAGGTAAAGTAACCAATTCATGAGCTCGGTGGGTTCGCAGGGATAGACCTTTAAAATGGTAAGCCCTCAGAGACTGACAACCGTTGGTGATAGTTATATGAAACGATGCTATCATAATATACAGTCCGTACTATATAATATACTATATGGCACGACATATTAAATAGTGGAAACTTATCTTCCACTTCGTGCGAAACCGTTTAAACCAAACACTCCTTTTGGTAGATAAGATGGAGAATAAAAAATAGGAACTGCCCTACTCAGCTCCTAAATTATACAAAGAGTCACACGCAACAGCATATTTAATCATATTACTCATAGCAGCCACCTCCTATTAGATAAATTGTTTTTGAACATCGTACTATAATGATTGGTGTTGCTTAATAACACCATTAAAATAGGAAGTGACTGTATTTTTATATGAAGCTGTGATTAGATTATACAACATATTGGAATATTTTGCTAGGGGTATAATGCATAAATATTTTAAAATGACAAAAATCCATTCATTCTCATTCATTTTTGATAAAATTTATGCAATTATTTTGCAAATTTGATAATCATTTGTCAAATATGATAAAATTTTAAATGATTTTTGTGAAATATTACTACTTCTTTTTTACTCAAAATTGTGTATAATATAAGTGAAGGAAATCAGAAATGATTCCGAGGAAACTAGCGTCCTGTTCGGCATAACTGTAAAGTAAGAAGACAGGTTGAGGAAAAAGACTTCCCATAAGTCTATAAAACAATGGGTTGAGGAAAAAGACTTTTCGATAGTCTATGAAACAACGAATTGAGGAATGAAAGAGTCGTATTATTACGGCTCTTTCCTATTAGGTGAACAAATGACAGAAAATGGATTATATGTTGTAAAAAGAGATATTTTGAATGTTATCACTTCTCTTGGTGGTGATTGCGATATTAATTCAGGAGATAAACGCCCAGTGTTTTGTTGTGTAAAAGACAATAAAATTGAAGGATTGTATTGGGCGATTCCAACAAGTGATATATCTCATAGGAATAAGGCTCAGATTGAATATTATAATATGTGTATGCAGTGCGACGACAAAGATTTGCGTAGTTGTTATTATCATATTGTTCAAAGCAATAGGACTGCATTGTATAAAATAAGCTCATGTTATCCAATTACCAATAAATACATAGATCACGAATATACTGTAAATAAAATACATGTGGTTATTCAAAAGAAAAAAGATATTTTTGAGATAAATCGTAAATTTAGAAGAATAATTTCTATGGAGAATAGAAAACCTAATTATTTTCGACAACACATAACTGATGTTAAAAATTATCTTATTCGAGAATTAGAAATCGAAAAACAAAATGTTCTACGCATAAATAAAGACACCAACTAAGGTGTCTTTTATTATACCCTATTTTGAAAGAAGGTGAAATTAATGCTTGAAAACATTATAGAAACTTGCAATAAATTTAACACAGCTCTTGAGCATCGTTGCGATTTGTCAAATAAAGAAAGAATGAGTTTGCAATATCTTAATATTGACTTAGCAAAAAACATTATCGAAGACTTAGATCCAAAAAACGCAAAATGTATTGCAAAAATCATCCTTTCGTACATAGAATAAGCGAGGTGAAAAATAATATGACAGAAAAACAAAATGCCTTATATCAAGGTGAACTTAAAAATTATAATGTTGATGAAAAATCTAAAATGCATGAAGATATTTTAAACTATATTAAGGAAAAAGGCTTGACTGTAAGCCAAGCCACTACTCTATTAACTGATGTTATAGGTATGATGTCGAATTATGCAACATTAATCTCTATTGCTGATTATGAGAAAATTACAGGTAGAGATGTATTTGCTAATCCTGATTTAGAAAACTAACGCCAGCGAAAGTAATTCCAATAATATCGCTGGTTACTGTTGAATTCGGGTATAATGATTAATCTTCTTTTATTACTTCTATAATAGAAATTTCTGATTTTGAAATAGTAAAAGCACTATTATCAGAATACAAATGTAAATCATAATCTGTAGAATATGGGTGATTAAATATGCCCTCTCCTTCAAGATTGTATTCCGATACTACATCAAAATAATATGCTTTTATAATATGATTGTATTCTTGTGTTATACCATCTTTGTTTTGAATCTTAAATGTATACATTATAAATACCTCCTTTGTAAGATTATGTAGTTATATTCTACTCTGTATATTATAACATAAAATGAAGAACATTTGTTAAAAATATTTAAATTTTTATTGTAAATTTTAATTTGTGCTATTGAGAAAATGGATTCATATAATAAAATAAGCAAAATAAACTTGATTATTTTTGTATAATATGCTAATATAAGCATAAATAAAAAATAAGGAAGATGCTTATGAAAAAGTCTGAAGAGAAAAAGAACATATTTGGGCTTATAGGATTTGTAATCTTTGTAGGTATGCTTGTACCATTTGCCTGTCAGTTTGTTATTCCATTATTTTGGGAGCAACAAAAAATTCAAGGAGTAGAAATATGGAATCAGTTTGTTAGTATAGTTTTAGGAATAGTGGCAACGATTTTAAGTATAATCTCTTTAAAAATGGGTTTTGATAGCGCAGATAATGCAAAGAATACAGAAATGAAAACCCAAGGAATTTTAGATGAAATTTCTTCTAAGATTTCTCTTTTAACAGAGAAACAAAATCAAATGGCAAAAAGTATAGATGAATTTAGAAATACCCAAGGTGAACATAGAGATATAAATGGTAATTCGACTTGGGCTAAAAGTAATAGCGATAATAAAGAAAATAATGAAATATAAGGAGGAAGTTTTATGTGTGTAAAAAATATTAATGTCACAGGAACTCTTTTCAAAGAAGTGAATTATGAGAATGGACATAAAAGTTTTGAAATGCCATTTGACCAAATAGTAGCAAAGGTTTCAAACAACTGCTCTTATATTGAAAATTTTTCTATTGTATTAAATTTTTGTTTAATGGGAACAAATAAAGATGAAAATAAAAATCAAAATGTTGTTAATCAAAAAGGTGTGTTACATGTTTTATTAAGATTAGCTAAAGTTTCAAAAGATGTAGAAAAACAACTATACTCTGATATAACAGAATTTGAGTTAAATTTAAATGATGAGAATATGTATATTTCACATGCTTGTGTTGATTATGTTACTATTAGACGAATTTTTTCTATTTCTCAAATTACTTTGGATGCCAGAGCAGGATTAGGAGAATATGTTTTTAAGGTATTAGTTAAAACAAATCCTGAAGATAATTGGAATGTGCAGTCTTATATTCCATTAAGAATTGAATAATATTCGTTCGTTATATAATATAATTGATTTGAGGATCGGGAGACGCTTTATGATTTGATATATTTAATATATAGATTCCGCATAAAGAAAGCCAAAAGCTATAGACACTCAGGTAAAGTGTTAAGTCGGCAGAAACAAAAACGAACTTCATATCGAGAAAGCTACCGTATTAGGTGGCTTTTCTTGTATTAATAATAAATGTATTTCATATTATATATTATAAAAGAGAGTAGCGTTGACCACTACCCTCTTTTTGTTTATTCTTTTGTTAAAAATTACTATTATGGTTATCATATGTTTGTAGACTAATTAATTTTTACTTGCCTAGAGTGTTTATCTAAAATTAATAATGCCCAGTACAATACATAAATAACTAATCCATGAAAGCAAAAAAATAATACATTAAAGTGAGATAATGCACTAAAATTACGTCTTAGTAAAAAATAAGTATTTATAAATTGAATCAATGTAGCAACAATAAAAAAGAAATTAAACCACTTTCTTTTTATTATAAAATTTGAAATAATAATCACTAAGATAATTGATAATATTACCCATATTTTTATATCTACAATTAACTTTTCTTTGTAAACATCTATTAAATACCAAGCCCACATAAATAATAAGATATTAAATATTGTTTGTATAGAGACTGTCATTCCAGCATATATAAGATATTTTTTATTAAAAAGAAAAAGTATCAAAAAAACACATATAATTGAAGAAGAAAATATATTTATTAAATATATTACAACATTACAACACAAAAGTTCTTTTTCACAAATACCATCATATTTTGCTACATGTATGTTGTATTTAATTAAGAGCCTTATTGATGATTCTATTTCTGGGAAAAAGTATGTTGTTAGTAAAAAAATATTCCATATTATAATTAGCCCTATTATAATTCTTTTATTTAAATTAAAGTTTTTCATAAATCCTCCAGTTATAATATATATAGTTTAAACAATATGTATTATATCACAATTTAGTACGATATTCAAGACAACAGAAGATGATTCAGCTTTATCAAATAAAAGAATTGTAAGTATTTTTAAAGCAAGACGTATTGCTCAGGAAGAAATGAATGCTGCAATTAAAGAGCAAGCTGCACAATTAGAAATAGACAGACAAGAATTGTCTTTGTTAGAAGAAAAGATTAAAAGCGGTATGTCATATGAGCAAGCATATGCCGAAAGTATACATAAAGCTAGTATTGCCGCAAAAGAACAAGCCATTTCAACAAAAGGGGCTGCTGGAACAACGTCTGTTTTTGTTGAAAAGCAAAAAATAGCGCAAGCTGAAATGAAAGCGACAGGTTCTGCTTCTAAAGTTGCTTCCATTGGAGTAGATGCTTTAAAAATGTCTTTAAATATGTTTGCAGGAATTATTTTTATTTCCATAATTGGTAAAGTAATTGAAGGAATTCAATATCTTGCTTCATCTGCCGAACGAGCAAAAGAAAAATTAGATGAAATAAAAAATACAATGTCAGAAAATAAATCATCTTATGAAAGCAACAAAAAAACTTTAGAAGGTTTGAGAAGTGAATATGATAGTTTATCAGAAAAGGCAAACAAATTAGGTGGCGTTCAAAATCTTGCCAATGAAGAATATGAAAGATATACAGAAATTACTTCACAGATTTTAGGTATAACTCCCAAATTAATAACTGGTTGGGACGATGAGGGGACTGCTATTTCTAATAAAAATGGATTACTTCAGAAATCTATTGATTTATTAGATGAAGAATATGAAAAAGCAATAAGAAATAATACTACAAAATCAAAGAATAAAGAAGTCGCAAAAGGTATCATTGAAAAAGTTAATGAATTTAATCGTAGTCCAGATACTACAACTAATGGTGATACAATGTGGTCATTGGTTAATGATTTTAAAAATATTTTAAACAACATCAACGATGAAAAATATTATGGATTGGGTGATTATGACATTGCAGAACAATTTTATGCCTATTTGTACCCTGACGAACATATAACAAAAGAAAAAAGTGCTTATACAGATGGTTGGATAGGAGCATTATTAAATAAAATCCAAGACGAAGATGATTATCAAAAATTAGCAGATAGCTTTGCTGATAAAAATAATCCAATGTATAAATTATTCTCTGATGAAGAAATCGATGAAATGCTTGAAAATGCAAATGATTATAATCAGGAAGTCCAAAGAATAATTGATGACAGAGAAGCTTTATATCAAGATTATAAAGACCAGTTAAATTGGAACGCACAAGCTGTTAATACTGATGACGGTAAAAATGCATATAAACAATTATCTGACGAATCAAAAGCTGCTCTTACAGAGTATATTGATAATTTAGATTACGCTTCCGTAAAAACTGTAGATGATTTTTATAATATGGCAAATAACGTTAGATCATTTACAAAGCTTTTAGCTTCTGATAATGATTTTTCAAATTATATAAAAGACATTTATACTCCTCAGGAAGATGATGAATCTGTAGAAGAATATTCAAAGCGTATAAAAGATGGAATTAAAAATATTCAAGATTATATTGGCGAAAATAAAATTAATGTATCTCTTAATTTTGATGATGCAACAAAAAGTGTTGATGCATTAAAAGATAAGTATGAAAATACTGTCAATAGATTCTATAATGAGCACGATCAATCTTTAAGCGATGAAAGGCAGAATCTTACAGATGAATATAAAAAGATATCTGATTGGCATCTCGATGATTATGAAACCCAAATAAAAAATGGGACAGTTCAGACTAAATTTGGCAATGTCGATATGGATAAGCGTACTATTCTTCATTGGTCTGATGAACTTAAAAAAACTTACGCCGATGCCTTAAAGAGTTGGGATTACGACCCAGAGGTAGGTTCTATTGATACTGTATATGGAGCTTCTGATAGATTTGGGAAAAATTTAGATGGTGTTGGTTGGGAAGTTGCATTTACTCCTATTTTACCCGATGGAACATTTTTATCAAAAGATACAGTTGAAAAATATTTTGAAGAGATTCTTAGACAAGCATATGCTGATGACGGACAAGTTACGGATGATGAATTAAAGAAACTTGATGCGCAGGGTATGAAAATCGGCAATACATTTGTTCGAGGTATTTATGCTGGCGTAGATGCTAGTTTAAGCAAAGACGAAACAGGGAATGATAATAAAGCCAATATTATTGGTCGTCTTATGCATTTTTCAGGAAAGTTTGGAGCCATACAGATTGCAAAAGACAATATTGAAAAATATGAAAAACAAGTTGGTAACGATGGTTCTGAAAGAACCAAACTTGAAAAGTTCTTTAAAGATAATAGTATCAATACTTCAGAAGAATTTGATTATTGGAATGATGTAACTAAATACGCAAAAAATGCTACTGAAGCTATGAATCTGTATACCGAAGCCAAACGACAAGCGATGACGTTTGACATTGACTCTTTAACTAAAAAGATAGACGAAATCCAGAATGTATACAAAACATTAAAAGATGCTATCAAGGAATACAATAAAGAGGGTTATATATCTGTAGATACTTTCCAATCTATTATTGGTTTAGGTGCTGAGTATCTGAAATATTTAGTTGATGAAGATGGTAGTCTTAAATTAAATGCTCAATCATTACAAGAATTAACTATAGCTCGTGTCAAAGATATGGTTGTTGCTCAGAAGAACAAAATATTAGAGACAGCAGATGGTTGGAATGATGAAGCAGATGCAGCAAAGTATTTAAAGGCAAACTTAGACGAAACCTCTGATTCTTATGACGATATTATCGAAAAGAAACTTCAGTTATTAAGAATTAAATGGACTAGCCAGTTAGATGAAAATGGTAATAGAGTTTGGTCTGATGAACAGATTGAAAACACAATAGCTGGACTTAGAAAACAATTTGGTTCACTTGATACTGTTGGAAATGCCGCTATTAAAGGTATCAAATCTGGCTTTGGTATGACTGGCGAAAGTGCCAAAGATAACGCCGATAAGATTAAAGACATCAACAAACAACTTGATGACCTTGCTAAATCTGAAGCCTTACAGAAACTTAAATACAAGTTTGACCAGCTCGAACAAGGCATCACAAAAATTGACACTGCCCTTTCTTTATTAAACAATATATCTGATTTAACATACGAAGATGATTATATTGGTAAAATAGAGATTGTAAGTAATCAGTTAGATTTAGCAACAAGTAAAGCACAGCTTCTACAGAACGAGTTCGAACAGTTGTCTGATGAACAGCATGATACAGCAGATTCTTCTAATGAACTAGCTAGTAGAATGAAGTCTACAGCAGATAGTATTGCTGAAAATCAAAAGCAAATAATTGAATATGGTAAGAATATCACTTCCTATTATATGTCTGCTTTAAGTGCTATCAACTCTCTTTCTAAGAACTCTATTGAAAGAGCAACTACTTTAATCGATAGAAATATCAAGACACTTTCTGAAGGTGGTTTAACTGGATTAGAGTTTAGTTTTGTTCCTACAGTCCCTCAATCTGCAATTGAAAAACAGAGAAATGAAAATCAGTCTTTAAAGAATGAAATGCAGTCATATTATAACTCTGTTGCCGAAATGCAGAAAACTGCTTTGGACTTACAGTACAAAGAGCAGATGGCTGAGAATGAGAAAAAGAGACAAGAAATTCTTAAATCTCTTAAAGAACAGCAGAATGATTTACAAGAACATTATGCTACAGTCGAAAAAGCTCAAGAAAATCACAACGCTACAACTCAAGAAGCTCAAAAGCAAAATAATGCACAGACTCAAGAAAATCAGAAACAGAATGACGCAGCTATTATAGCCGAGCAGCAGAATACTCAAACCAATTCTTTAAACGGAGTAAAAACTTATCTTACTCAGTTTCAAACAATGATTCAAGGTTTTATTGATTGGCTCGCCCAAAATCCGTTGCATCCAACTGTAGAATTTACAAATCTTAACGATATAATGGATTCTACTTTTATAGATAGTAATAATGGTAATACTTTAAATGGTATGGCTTACTATAATCAGAAAAATTACAGTGATTCTTACGCAGGCGGAACAATAGCTACAAGTGGTTGTGGAGTAACTTCTGCTGCCATGGTTGCTACGACTTTGACAGGGAAAACTATTACTCCTTCTGAAGTAGCAAAACTTGCTAAAGAAAAAGGCTATGAAGTTTCAGAAGGCACATCTTGGGGACTCTTTAACAATCTAGGTTCTATTTATAACTTCCATGGAGAAGAAATTGGAAAAGACGATAAATCTATTTTAGCTGCTTTAAATAGCGGAAAGAAAGTTATTGTCAGCGAAGGAAAAGGTACTTGGACATCTGGTGCGGGACATATTATTGTTCTTGCTGGAGCCTCAGATGGAAAAATTATGGTTAATGACCCATATAGTCCAGAAAAATCAAAAAAATTATGGGATATAGGAGATATTACAAAAACAGCAAAAGGTGCTTGGGCATACTATGCTAAAGGAACAAAAAACTTTGGTATCGGTGGAGAAAATTATAAGACAGAGTATCTTAGAAACAAGAAAACTGGAGAATGGCATGAAATAAACGAACCTACTTTAGTAAATACTGATGAGTATGATGTTATCGGAGAAAAGACTTCTGCCAAAATTAAACAAATTGGCAAACCTCTTCCAATGTACGCAACAGGTACTCCTATTAGCGACCCAAAAGTTCGAGAGATGGTTAAAAAAGCTTCTCAAGAGACAGGTGTTCCTGCCAATATTATCTTGGCAGTTATAGACCAAGAAAGCGACAATACTTGGAGCAGTGGTAATCCAGATAGTGGTGGTACTTCATATGGTTATATGCAGTTGCGTACTCCAGGAGTTTTAGACGACCTTCCTGCTGGTAGAAAACAAGCTGCAATGACAGATAAGTATTCTAACATCCTAGAGGGAGCTAAATTCTTAAAGAGATTATTTAACAATTATAGCGATTGGACTAAGGCGGCTAGTGCATATAACCAAGGCGAAGCGGGGTTTAAAAGGCATGGTATAAATAAGTACGGAAAAGATGTTGTTGCAAGAGCTAATTCTACTGCTTTTGTTCAAGCAGCACAAGATTTATCAAGTATTTCTACTGCCGTTCAAGCTGTATCAACTGATACTTCTGATATAGCTACCAATACAGATACTATTGCTACCAAAGATATGAAGGCTGAACTTCAGAATATCGTAGATAGTACAAGCACTCCTACTGAATTGGCAAAATATCAGGGAGACCTTTTAAACTATATTAAGGATAACAATAGTATACAGGGAAAGAACAATGACGAGTTCTTAGCAGCGTGGGAGAAATTACAGACTGAAGATGAAACTGCAAAATCTGTTTTAGCCGATTATGACAAGCAGTTGACTGACAACAGATGGTCTGATAATTATAACGAAATCAAAGACGGTGCTACTAAGTATGCTTCTAGTTATGCTATTAATACAATAAAAGCTCAAACTGGTGTTCAAGTTAATGAACTTCTCAAGCAGTATGATGATGAAAAAGCTGTTCTCGATGATATACTTAAATATTTCAGAGAACGAAAGGCTGATGGTGCATCTGCTGATGAGTTAAAAGTTATTGCTCAAACATATAGTGAACAGTTACAGAATGTTGAAAGCACTAGCGATTCATATGTATCTGCTATACAATCTGAAACAGATTATCTTCTTAACATCGCAGAAAGAAACACTAAATATGTCAAAGATCAAATCACTTGGCAAGAAAAGATCAATGAAGGTCTTGAAAGACAAGCCAAATTAACTTCTAATGTAAATGATAAATTATCATTACAGAAGGATATTATTGATGGTAATGATACAAAGAGAGAACTTTATCAGAAGCAGAAAGATAATGCTCATCGTAATGTTCTTGACATATTAAATAGTGACGACAAAGATTATCAAGAAGTTCTTAAACAATTCCAAAGTGTTGAACCTTGGTTTGATGCAACTGGTGAATTTTCTGCTCAATATGAAGCAGATTTAGCACGTTTAGGAGCAAGTACCCCTAAACTTGTTCCTTATATGAAGCAAATTGCTTCATTGATACAGGTGTATAAAAAAGCTTGGTATGAAGCAGACAATGAAATGCAACAAACTCTCGATGATACTGCTAGTCGTATTGACGAGGTATATGCAACTCGAACTGATAAGATAACTAAAGCTATTAGCAATAGCGAATGGGTTCTTGACATGCTTGGAGATGGAAACTTCGATTTAAGGTTAGAAGAAACTAATACCCAGCTCCAGAATAATCTTGATAAGACAGTCGAAATTAAAAATCAACAAGAATATGTCAACGAATTATATCAGAGAGGTTCTATCACTTATGAACAGTTCGTTGAAAAGTCACAAACCTTACAGGAAGACTTACAGAGTGTTTATACTACAATTAAATCTATTTTAAACTCTATTAAACAGATTAAGATAGATACTATTCAGAAGAATATAGATGACATCAATGACCAGCTGGAAGAAATTCATGATGCTTCTGATAGAATTACAGATAGTATAGATGCTAGAATGGATGTCTTAAATGATGAAAAAGACGAACTTGATGAACTTCAAGATAAATGGGATAAAGTTGCCAGTGCTGTTAAGAAAGTTTTATCTGACCAGAAAGAGTTATTAGATGATGAGAAAGAATCTGTATCTGATTACTGGGATGATAGAATTAAAGCTATTGAAAAAGCGAACGAAGAAACTGATAGAAATATTAGCTTGTTGGAAAAGCAGAAAGAACTCAGTGAAGCTAAAGAACAACAAACAGCGTTAATATATCAGAATGGTAAGTTTACTTATCAGGCTGACCCTAAAGCTGTTCAAGATGCAGAATATGCTTTAGCTGAAGAACAGCGTAGCATTAAGCAAGATAAAGCAAAAGAAGCTCTCGAAGAACAAAAAGATTTAGCCATTAAGAACATTGAAGACCAAATTGACGCTATTAACAAGTATCAAGAAAAATGGGATGAAGTGTTCGATTGGTATAAAAACGAAGTCAACGAGCAAGCAGCTTACGACCAATTAGGTGCTGATTGGATGAATGATACTATGGCATTAAAGACAAGTATTCTTAATCAAGTGGGCAATGCTTATAAGAATAACGAGTCAATAATCGAAGGTAGTATCAATGAAGAAATAAAAGCTCTTGAGAAACAGGAAAAAGCTCTTGATAGGCAAGTTAAAGCTCAAGAAAGAGCAGCAAATGCTAAGATTAGAGATTATAACAAGGAAATTAGAGCTATTGAACAAACATCTGACAAGTTTGATTAAATTGCGAACGCACACTCGTGACTTTAGTTATGAGTAAGTGAGCGTTTACAAAATAGTCAGGATATACAGAAATGTGTATCTAGTGATGCTTTTGGCATCCAATACTAACTGAATTGCTGGAAACTCCCAAAGCTATTCAAACTACAACGCAATACCTTAAATGGTATAAACGTGAATGTTACGAAAGTAGAAAAAATTGAATAGATAGCGCAAGGTTAAATCCTAAACGCATTATAACGGACAATCAGCAGCTAAGACCGAAAGGTAAAGTCCAACGACTATTCCTCTTGAGGGAAGTACACACAAGCGTGTGGAAGTGGTTAGCCCCTAACATGTAATGATGAGGGAGAAGATATAGTCTGTGCTTATGTGAAAGCATAAGAAGTTCATAAGAGAACTGCATAGGAACTAGCGAGCCTATGTGAACGACAACCTCTAAAACGATTAAAGAATTCTATAATTCTTATATATTATTTAAACAAAATACAAACACTTTCAGAGAATATATAAATGTAAATATATTTTATTGAATTTCGATCACATCTTCTATCTTACAATTAAGATGTTTACAGATGTTTTCAATAGTTTCAAGTGAAATATATTCACCTTTCGACATCTTGGCAAGAGTGGCAGAAGAAAACCCAACTGCAATTCTTAACTGAGTTTTTGTTATATCTCTTTCTAATAATAATTTGAATAATGGTTTATAACTAATCATCGTGATACCTCCTTTATTCAGATTGTATCACATATCATTTATAAGTCAAGACAAAATATTTAGAAATGTAAATATTTCATTTGACATTTTGTTTGACATATGATATATTATGTTTAGAAAGATAAATATTATATTCAGAAAGGAAGTGATATTATGGCAGAGAAGGCTCATAAATATAGAATTTATCCAAATAAAAAGCAGAAAGAGCTTATACAAAAAACTTTTGGATGTACGAGATTTGTATACAATTATTATCTTAATAAGCGAAAAGAAATGTATGAGAATAATAAAATTACATTTACATATAATATGTGTTCTAAGGACTTGACACAATTAAAGAAAGAATTTGAATGGCTCAGAGAACCAGATAAAAATTCTTTGCAGAAATGTTTAAAAGATTTAGATATGGCTTATCAGAAATTCTTCAAAGAACATACTGGTTATCCTAAATTCAAATCAAAAAAGAATAGATATCAGTCTTATAGAACAAGTTACACAAATAATAATATTCGCTTTGAAAATAAGAAGATAAAACTTCCAAAGTTGGGATTAGTTAAAACAAGAGATAAGCAGATTCCACAAGGAAGAATATTAAATGCCACAATATCACAAGAGCCAAATGGACACTACTACTGCTCTCTATGTTGCACAGATGTAGAACTTGAGCAGTTGTCAAAAACTAATCAAAATATTGGAATAGATTTAGGTTTAGTAGATTTTGCAATTCTCTCTGATGGAACAAAAATTAAAAACCCTCAATTCTTTGAGAAATCAGAGAAGAAACTTGCTAAATTACAACGTGAGTTATCAAGAAAAACAATTGGTAGTAATCGTTGGAACAAAGCAAGAATAAAGGTTGCAAATTTACAAAAACATATTTCTAATCAAAGAAACGACTTCTTGCAGAAACTCACAACAGAAATTGTAAGAACGTATGACGTGATTGCTATTGAGGATTTAAATGTTAAATCTATGAAAGAGACAGATACTACTATTCGTAATAAAAGAGTTGGTGATGTATCTTGGTCTGAATTTCGTAGAATGTTGACATATAAAATTCAATGGTATGGCAAGAAATTATCTGTAATAGACAGATATTATCCATCGTCACAGATTTGTCATTGCTGTGGTCATAGAGATGGTAAGAAATCTGAAGATATTAGATTTTGGATTTGTCCTAAATGTAATTCGGAATTAGATAGAGATGTCAATGCAGCTATTAACATTCTGAATGAAGGATTAAGAATTGTAAATGTTTAAGTAATATATAAGAACCGTAGGAACTACGGGGATAGCTCGGTGATACTTAGCTCAATAGAGTTATTGACCGAGAACCCTACGACTTTAGTCGTGGGAGGTTCAGGATTTATATAGACAGATAGTTGAATATTTCAAGACTGGAAATACAGATGCTATTCCTGGTATTATTAAATCATTTGTTGAAGAATTCAATAGCATTGTGGACAATATAGATGTTAAGAAATTAACCAATGCTATATTCCAAGCACTTGGTATGTCTCCTATTGGCACCATTAATTCTAGCTCTACTTCGACAAGTAATTCTGTTAATACTTCAGATAATTCTAATTTAAGCTTTGATGAAGCTAATAAGAAAGCAATCGAAGTCCTTAACGATAAAGGATTAGACGGATTAGATGAAGTAGATAAGATACTTTTAAACAACGGATATTCTCTCAACAGGAATTCTATCTCTACTGCTGATGGCACAGGTAGAAAATTTATCAGAGTATCTGATGGAGATACCGATAGATATTTAGCTCAAAGTAGCGATGGTAAATGGAAGTTCGCTTATGATTATAGCACTGCTGCTAGTATTGCTGGTGGTTCTAGTGGGAATATAGGAGAATCATCTAATAATGGTTCTAACAATAGCTCTAGCAGTAATATTGTTAAGAATCCTACGGGCACAGCAAATAACGGTATGGATTACAGCGAAACCAATCAAGCCGAAAAGAATAAACAAGATGCTATAAGTTGGTTAAAAACTTATCAGAAAGAAAACGGAGGAGCGTTTAACACTGTAGCATACAAATCTTCTAAAGAAGCATATGATGCAAATGTTGACACAGTAAAAGATAGTAAAAAGTCCATATTGGTTGTTTATTATGTAAGCGGTGAACATTATGCTGTTGGCAAGATTCAGTATGGCGATACAGTGCCAAAAACTTTAAAGAAGTTCGGCAAAGGCACAAAAAATGCACCTAGAGGACTTTCTATTATAAATGACGGGAATCAGTATAGTGGAGAGCTTGTAAACTTCAGAGGCGGAGAACAAGTTATTCCTGCTGACAAGTCAATCAAATTAATCGAGGGATTAACTGATTTAACCGAAAGCGATTTAGGTAGATTGTTATTGGAAAATGGTTCAATGCAAGCTCAGTCATTCTTAGAACCATTTAAACAATCTTTGTTCGATAATAATGCATTACAGAATCTTAATAATATGAAACAAGTAGACAATAGTATTACAATCAGTAATATTAATATGTACGAAACAGAAAATGTTAATGATTTTGTAAAGCAACTCAACAGACAGTTGCCGTTGGCAGCAAAGAAAATAAAAAGATAGAGAATTATAGGGTGGAGTCATTGCTCTGCCCTATTCTATTGTAAAAAATAAAAACAGATGAAAGGGGAATTTCAATTGAAAAATGTGGATGTGAATAGCCTTAATTCCTTGGCTAAAACGATAATTGAAATTATCAATCAGCTGGCTAGCGAGACAAAAACCATAAAAAGTAAAGATGAAACTAAAAAAATGCGTGTAGTATCTGTATTAGATAATGGAATGTGTAAAGTTGCTTATAATGGACAGGAATTTATAGCGAAGACCAATTTAGATTTAAAAGTTGGGAATTCCGTTTGGGTATTAGCCCCTAGTGGAGATTATACGAATTTATTAGTTTTATATAAGTAGGAAGGAAGTGAATAAATGAATTCAACTACTTTGAGCGACATTAAAGATAAAGTAGAATATATTGGGAAAGATATAGATGAAGTATATGTTATAGACTGCAAAGAAATCATACCTTTAACAGAAGATAAGACAGATTATAAGAATATTGCAGTTGTTGGTGATAACAACTCTAATTCTCTATTCTTTGTTGTTAGTAAAATTATAGATGGAACAGATATTTCCCAAAAAGCAATTACTGTATACTTCTTAAATGAACAGAAACAGATTGGTTTATATAGCGTGCCACAAGTTACATCTTTATCTGATGAATTTATTATCTTTGAGTGGAAACTTAGTGAAGGTGCATGTGTTGTTCCTGGGACATTAGCTTTTAAGGTAGTAATATCAGATACAGATTATCGATATATTACATTAGACAGTAAGTTGACTATTATAAATACTAATATAACTTTAGAAGATAGTATTAATTTTGACGCAACATTATTGGATTTATGTGATGAAAAGATTAATCAAATTAATGACATATTAAATGACGCTAAATCTGCAAGCGATAACTGTGATGAACAATATGCTAATACGAAAATTCTTTATGATGAATTAGTAAAAATTGAGGATAATAATGCTATTGCTATACAAGCTTTGAAAAATAATACCTACACTATGCAAGAAGTTGATGCCCTTTTTGGTAATATTTCAAACACAACCGAAGGAGTAAATCTTAGTAATTATTATACAAAACCTGAAATAGATAGAATGGTTGCAAATTGTACGCGTAATAGTAAATTTTCTACAATATATCCTCAATACATTGCAAATATTGGATTATTTATTGATTCAACCGAAAAAGCTAATGTTATAAGTGTTGTAGAGAACGATTCTAATACTACATTAAATTATATCAATTTAGCAAATTCTGTATGTCTTACGGATATTACATATTGCGATAATAAGCCGATTGAAGTTTATACATATGATAATGGAGACATTGCCATCTTGAAAAGCGATTATACAGTAAATTATATTAATTTAGGAGGTGTTGCTTAATGAGAAAACTGGGTAAAGATGCACTAGCAAATTTAAAACTAGATACAAGTTGTCAGATTGATTTAGGTTCTAGTGTTACAGCTGTAGATAGTAGTAACTATAAAACTAATATTGTTTGGGGTTTTAATCACGATAACCCTATTCAAGACGATAATGCTTTTAGACAGCAGAAAAGTGTTGTTATTGATGCTACAACAGAAGGCAAAGGTAGTGGTTCTGGCAAATTTATTATTGATTACTCAACAATAAAAAGTAATGAAGTCATTGTTCCAAATGTGCTGTCAGACGGTACTAAGAATTTAAACATTACAACAATCAATAATTTGCTTGCGACATGGAAAAATGATAAAGAGTATAGGGCAAAAATAAAAAATGTATATATCCCATACGGTGTTATTTCGCTGCAACAATTTTCGTTGGCAGGAACAAGTATCGAAGAAATAGACCTACCTGAAACAGTGAAAAATATATTCATGTATAGTTTAGCTTATACTTCCTTAAAAAATTTTAAAGGAGGAAATACTATAACAACTATTAGCGGCAACGCTTTTAGTAATTCTGCTTTAAAGGAATGTGATATAAGCGCAACATCAGTTACAACTTTAGCGGGGGCATTCTCCGGTTGTACAAAATTAACGAACATAAAATTGCCAAATGTTTTAGAAACAATAGGTGTTAATTGCTTTAGTGGATGCACAGCTTTGACAGATGTGACAATTCCTACAAGTGTAACGAGTATAGACAGTACAGCTTTTGCTAATTGTCCTAGCTTAAAAACTATAACGATAAAGAAAAGTACAGACAGTATTAAAAATGCCCCTTGGGGTGCTACAAATGCTGAAATTATGTGGGAGGAATAAAAAATGAGAACAAGAGATTTAAAAAGATTAATTGCAGACGAAGGAAAAATTTTAAAAAACACAAAAGATGGCAGAACAGCGTACTGCGTTGATACATTTGTTGAACTAGCAAATAACTGGGAAGAAATCGAAGATACAGAGAATGAGGAAGACAGAATTGTAGGTGAATAAAATATGAAACCTATTCTATATAATATTTTTGCGATAGATGCCACAAAAGATAATGATGTATTGTTTGTCTGGAATGGATTACAAGCTATTGGTAGTATTTTAACAATTAAAGAAGTCGGTAACTCATCTTTTGTTAAAATAATTTCTCATAATGGCAATGTTTTGCAAACAACTATTCCAAGTGGGATTTTAAAAAATGGCAAAACTTATTATGCAACAATACAGGTAAAATACAAGGATACAAATGGCTCAGATATTACTTCTGAGTCATCTGCATCTTGTCAGTTTGCATGTTATGATACCCCTACTCTTTCTATTAACGGATTTTCTACAACAGGAATTAATAAGGTAAATACTGCTTCATTAAGCTTAAATATTTTATATGATTCAAAATATGAAGATAATATTTTGGAAAAATTTAACGTTTCCGTATACACAGACAGTTATTGTACTCAATTATTAAGAAAGAGTAATGATGTTTATACTAAAGGAAATTTAGATAACTTGTACACATATGTCGGTAATTTGTCTACAAATTCTATATATTATATTGTAGTAACTGGTGCAACAAACCACAATATGCAGATACAAAGTGCAGTATATACTGTGCAAATTTCTTATAATACAGACATTAATAGTGTTTTAGAAGCCAGTGTTAATAATGGACATGTAGTTTTAACGCTACAACAAAAGACCATCGTAGGAGAATGGGAAGGTGCTGGAAATACTATAAATCAGTATAACAATGGAATGGCTATTGTTACATATGGGGATAATATAGTTTTTGACACTAATTGGGATTCAACGCCTAATTTTTCTATGGTTATTAAGGTTAAAAATCCTATTTGTGATAATATTCATAATTTTATGGCTATAGCAAATGGAACTAAAAATATTAAATTATATATAACCAACAACAATAAGAGTATAAAGGTTTGTGCTATAGACAATGTTACAGGAAGTATGGCTTATAGTAATGTTATAGAAAATCAATCTATAGGGAACAAACAAGGTTTAAATCAAACATATGTAAATGGAACTTTTACAATAAAGTTAAAAAAGAAGAACGGAAGAATATTTTTAAATATAGATTCATAAGGAGGTGATTTTATTGCTTAATTGTCTAATTGGGAGTTGTGTATTTTATGGTGATGAAGATATAGATAATAAAATTTTTGCCAAAAAATTAAACATTTATACTCAATCTAAAGGAAACGTTGAATATGATAGTTTATCTTTATATCAAGGTATATATGACACAGTTTATATCAATAGCGATGATATTAACGATGAGTCTAATATATCAGATAAAGTTATTCCATCTGAATGGTTAAACGATACTATCTTTTGGGCGAAATTTGACGATGATCTTCAAGCTGGGCAATCTGACTTGGAATTAAATAATATCTCATATGTAATTATACAGAAAAAAGAAGAAAATGAAAACTCTTATTCTGTTGTAGATGTTATTCCTGTTAAAGACTATATTTCTAATAATAAAATCACAGTTATAGACAGGCTTGTAAAATGTTACAAGAGTTACGATTATCAGATTGTTCCAGTAATGATAGATGGTACAGAAAGTACGACTTTAAAAGCAGTCTATACTACAGATAAAAAAATAGAGTGGGACGGCTATTTTATTTACGATGGCAAAACAGAATATTTTTGTAAATTCGGGGAACAAACTATTGATTATACAAGAAATAATTCAGCTCAAATTCAGACTACTATGAATACAGACTATCCATATGTAATTAAATCAGGAATGAATAAGCACGATACAGTAACTGTTTCTGCATCAGATTTTAAGGTAGATTGTAGTAAAGAAGGTGGATTGGACTTAGAAGGTTCTGCTGAATATAGAAGAAATTATGATGATTTCTTGACCAATTCCAATCCTAAGTTATTTAGAGACGACCAAGGAAATATGAGGATTTGTGCCGTGTATGATGGAATATCTCATAGTGAGCAAGGACATAAATTTAATGTTGATACATCTTATAATCTATGTGAAATTGGAAATGCTGATAGTCCAGAAGATTTATATAGTTATGGCTTTAGTAATTATAATCCTAATACAATGATGGGCAATAATATTACTTCTGAATTAGTACAAGGTGCAACTCTTAATATAATAGTATATGGCGCAATTAGTGGAGATACAATAAGCAACATTCAAGTTTCTTTATGCTTAAATGATGTTGAAATATTTGGCGGTAAAACAAATACTAACGGAAAGTTTACTCTTTGCAATTTAGACTCTGGAAGATATTCTATAGTTATTCATAATGGTATTTATACAGTTAAAAAACCAATTAGCATAAGTTCTAGTGGAGTTATCAACATTGATTTGGAAGTGGGTGGCGTATAATGTTTCAACCAACTACAAATGATATTAGATTAATCATTCAAAAAGACCAAACAAGAAAAATAAAAATTAAACTTCTCGATTTTAAAACAAATGTTGTAACTGGCGAATTAACAGGAGGGATTACTAATGATAATTTTAATATATCCACTGGAGACAATTACAGAAGAACTTATAGCCTAGATATGGTTGTTTCAGATAGCTCATTTACTCTTTCTGAAGATTCTCAAATATGGTTAGATAAAATGATAAAAGTATACGTAGGAATAATAGACGTAAGAACAAAGTCTTATGTTTGGTATTTACAAGGGACATATGCCTTTTCAAAGACAAGCTATTCTTATGATGAATCAACAAAAACATTATCTATAGATTGTGTTGACTTAATGGCTTACTTAGACGGTACATTAGGTGGCACAATCTATGGTGCCGTCCAGACAAAAATTGAACGATTCCCATCTGGATTAGAATATAGTGGGGTTAAAGTCGATTGCATCACAGTAAAAGACGACAAGAATGAGGTATATACCTCATATAATAAAACTTATGTGTACGGAGGTACTGTTTTTACAATTACGACCCCAACACATTCTACATGGAATGGACAAGATACAAGTTTGTTTAATGATGTTTTTTTAAAGTTTGATATGTATTCTGAGAATGAAACAGACTCTCCTGTGTGTAAAATTAGTTACGAAACATCTTATGACGAAGAAATTAATGGGAATGCTTTTTCAGAAACATATAAATTAAAAGACTTACAAGAAGGGATTACATGTAAAAGTTTATTAACGACTGATATAAGGATAGAATTTTTAACATCAGTAAACTTGTATAAAATTTCTTTGAGAGACCCATATTTTGCACCAACCGAAGATTTGTTTGTTTGGTGGTTTTCTCGCCCTCGTTCTGTAGTAAGAGCAGATATGTTAGATTGCTCAGGAGAAGTATTCTGTCGAAAACCTGATGAATTAGATAAAATTGTTACAAGTGTTAATATTGGTAGTAATTATGAAGGATATATCCAAAGATATATTCCTGAATCTAATATAAATGAAATATATGGAGCAGAAGACAATCCTGCTCAAATGGATACTGGTAAGATAACTATAGACGGCACAAATCCTTGTGAAACTTATTTAGCAGATGTATTTGTTAGTTTTTTAAGGTTATATGGGATTAAGAGATACGAAATTAAAGGTATATATGAAACTGTACCATATGACCAAGAATTTAGTGCTGGTTCGACTGTTTATGATGTATTTTCTACTTTAATCGGGTTATATTCTGACTTAGAAATGTATTTCGATACAGATGGTGTATTTGTTTTAACACACGTATCTACTACTAATGACGAAGACCTTATTTTAAAAAATGATGAGATTAGACCATTAGTTGTTAGTGAAAGTTTATCTACAGAACTTAATGTTACTAACGTATCTGAGATATGGGGAATGAGCATAGATGCCAATGTTTATGCAGAAAATGATGATACAGACCCTAATATGGTTGTATATAATTCTACTAATAACGCTTTTGAAGTTCGATTTAAAGATTTAGTTTTAACTGATCAAAACAAAATCCCAGATGGTACAATTTTAGCTTTTCGAACTCCAAAAGATATGACTAAACACAACAGCAATATAGGATTGGCAGTTAAAAATTTAAACGTAGTAACTTCAAACGTTAAATCCGTAGAAAAGTGTTTTACCATTGATGAGTTCAGTAAATCTGGTAATAGTTATACGATAAATCAAAATCTGCAATATACTGAAAGTATTGCTGGCATGGTTATTGTAGATGTAGACTCTCTTGTTACTAATGTAGAAAAACCAACAGGTAGAGGTTATGGTGTTGGCACAGAAGAAGGTATAACTGATACTATAGACAATATAGAATTTAAGGGTATCTTCTATAATATGCGTAGTGCAAATGCGATGATTATTGAAGATGATTCAGGTAAGAAAACTATAAATTTGGCTAAATTGTGTTATAGTGTACAATTCAAAGCTGTAAAGGACGAAGCATTTAGATTTTATATTACTCATTCTGCAACTAAAATTTATGTTGCTAATTCAAGCGGTGAAATATATACCAATCCCACATATCTTACAGATATAAACACAGAACATAAGATTAGCTATATAGATTTTGTTGCGCCAAAAGATGATACTTTTTATTTCTTTGGATATAGTACAGAAAGCACCACACCAATGAGATTATACGGCGTAAGTAGATTAATCTGTGAAATTGGTAAATTACCCATCTACAATTATACAACTGAAGAATTAATTACCGCAGGTACATTTATTGCTAATACAACATACACTTTTAAATACAGTAATAATAAATTATATTATCTTGGTCAATGGCAAATACATGCTATTGCTATAGAAGTATTAGAAGTTCCTGACGATGAGAAGCATAAAGAATATGTAGAACAGTTTAACTGTCCTAATATTGTCTACACTCAGTACGATAGTAGATTTGCTATTGAAAATATAGGTATAAGGGTTAAAACTTGTAAAGATGATGTTTATTCATATATATATTCTGATGATTTAGCATTACAAAGAGCTGAATATGAGAATTATTTATCTGTTAGATTTAGTAGTCAATTAGAGTTGAATTTAATTAATATTCCTTGGTTGGATGTAAATAGAAAAATTACATATAAGTCTGAGCTAACAGATTTAGCTACATATATAGTAGAAAGCATTAGTGGAAGTAATAACTCCCCTACTATAAGTGTTTCCGCTACTATGTTTTATCCTCAATATACAACTATAAAAGGTAGTATAGGTTATATGCCAATAGATACTACTAATATGACTAGAGATAACACTATGTCAGATAGATTAATGTTTTATAATAATCTTAATAACTTATATCTGTTTGATTACATGTGGTATGCTAATAGATATGGAGATTTATATAATATTTATGGGTATAACCCATCTCGTTTATTTGAGCATTGGTGTTTCTATGGCATCTGGGAAGGACGTAGTCCTAGTTTAGAATATAATAAAGATTATTATGTTAATAATGTTGAAGAAAGCGATATAAATCAAATAATCGTTGAATTAAAAAAGATATTCCCAGAACAAATAGATGAAGCAAAATTAAAAAATGCAGCTCTTTGGTATAACTTCATTAAGACAGGTGTAACATCAAGCGTAAAAGCGTCTGAAGATTTTGATGTAGAAGTTTATAAAGAATCTTATCAAGATTTAAAAGATGTATACAAAGATAATTGGAGAAACTATTTCGAACATTATGTTCGTTGGGGTCGTAAAGAACACAGGACACAAATTAAATAATAAATATTAAAGGAGGTCGATTGTTTGTCTGATATAAGATTGACGAATTATCCTGATGAGATAGATAATATTGAAAATATGAGAGAGCCGACTGAAGAAGAGTTGGCTCTAATTCAAGCAGGAAACTATGACGCGTTAACAGATGATGCAAAGAAAAATGTATTTGTTACAGCAGAAAAAATAAATACAATGATAGATGGTTTAAGAAGTTGGCAACAATTTATGAAACAATGGGTAGAAGATGGTTATGTTCATCAAGGAACGTATGACTCTACTAAATATTATTATCCTAGAGATGTTGTAAGTATTGGAGGAGTAGATTATCTTTGTATAGGGTTTAAGGTACGAGGAGTATATCCTTCTACTGATACATCAAAAAAATGGCTAAGATTAACTGGAGTACAGGGAGAAAGAGGAGCAACTGGCGTTGGTCAGAAAGGCGACCCCGCTGAATTAATATATATAGACACAGGTGGCGTTAATTATATAGCTAAAAATACTGATGGAGGATTATCTAATTCAACACTAACTATTAAACCATATATGAAAACAGGTTCTAATAGTCCTCGTGCCTTATCTAGTTATATTTATATATATACTAAAACTTCAATAAATGGAAGCTATCCATCAACGCCAGCACAATCAGCAGGTTCTACTACCAAGTTTGACTATACGATTCCAAAAAATGTTACTGGAATAAAAATAGCTCTTAAAGATGCCAATGGAAACGAATTAGCTGTTAAGGAAATACCAATTATTCAGATTAGTAATTCAGTTATTAATACATATTCTAACGGTGACAATACTTCCTCCGATTTTATTAACATAGTTGAAAAATCTATAGAAGGTTATAAGAGCAGAGAATATGTAGTTAAATTTAACGCAAGAGCTATGGGTGAAAGAGTGGATTTAAAAGAGCTTTTTAACAAAGTGGGTAAATCCATAAACTCTTGGGATTTTAATCAAACAACCGTTTTAGCCGATGTAAATATTAGTGATAATATGGGATTTGATTACGCCCTTCCTCTTATTGGAACAACTATAGCTGAGAATACTATATATGTTTCATATAATTTAAGAAATGGATTCAGTTTAGATAAAGACAATAAATTTCCAGAGTATGAAGAAACAAATATAACATCTGATAATTTAAATGAGTGTTATATCTGTTTATGTATAAATACCGTTTTAAAATAAACTATTATTAAGGGCAAGAATAACTTGCCCTATTTTATTACCCAATTTAAAGGAGGGGCTATGGTTGACATTACACAACAACTATTTAATATAGATTTAAAAGAAAATCTTATTTCTATCATCATAATTATAATTTTTATCAAGGCAGCTTGGGAACTCTATGACTGGTTTGCCAATAAAATTGGCATTTCAACAAAGAAAAGTAGAGAGCGAGATATGATGGTTGATATGATGAAAGAATATAAAAATGAGCTTTCAGATGTAGAAAAAAATTTAGAACTTCTAAAAGCAGCCAGTAAAGAGTCTTTATTATACAAAATCAACGAGAAATATAATAAGTATTTTTCATTAGGTTATATTCCTTATGAAGAATATGATGAGTTTATAAGTTTACATGATGCGTATAAAGGTATCGGAGGAAATCATACTGGTGATGAAAAGTTCAACAGAGTAATCACATCATTGGAAGTAAAAAACATGTATGATCACGAACATTTAGAGTAAGAAGGAGGAATTCATATGACAACAACAGTATTTTTAGCACTATTATCTATTTTCGCTATTTTAACATCTAGTGGCACTGAAGCAGTTAAGAAATTTTTAGATAGCATAAATGTAAATTACAACAGTAATATTATAGCCACTATATTAGCTATTATTATTGGTTTAATTGGGACTTTTATATATTATGAAGCAAATGCTATAGAATTAGACTTGTTAAATGTTATATACGCCATTTTAATGTCTTTAGCATCAGCTTTAACAGCTATGCTCGGATATGATAAATTTAGTCCGATATTAGCTAATATAATTGAAAAAATAGATAACATAAGCACAAGGAAGTGATAGAATGAAATTTTCAACAAAAGTAATCATTGCCGTTTATGTAACTTTAATTTTATTTACAATTACAATGATTGCCCTATTCCTAATTAAAGGTAGTGTACCTGATTCATTAATCACATGTGTATTTGCCGCTTGTTCTGTAGAATGTGGAGCATTAGGATTAATTAAACATGGAAAAGTTAAATATGGTGATGGAAACAATGAAGATATAAATATATCAGATGAGGATGGTGAAGATAATGAGTAAAACAGTTCAAGGATTATTAGAACATTGTAAGAAGGCTCTTAAAAATAATGTACAGTATGTTTACGGTGCTAAGATGCAAGTGCTTACATATAACCAAATAAAGGCTTTACAGAATGCATATGGTACAAGTTGTGTTTGGAATAGTGATTTAAAAAAGGCTAATAAGTTATGCTGTGATTGTTCTGGTTTAATATCATCTTATACAGGTATAACTAAAGGAAGTAGTGTATATAAGAGTACAGCAACTTCAATAGTTACTATAAGTGAATTAAATAAAAACTGGAACAAGTATATTGGTTGGGGTTTATGGATGCAAGGACATATTGGCGTTGTAAGTGATACTAAGGGTTATTACTATGCTATGGATGGCTCTGCTCGAAATATGGTGCACTATCCAATGTCTAAGCAAAAATGGACTTATTGTATTAAATTATGCGATATTGATTATTCTGTAAATAATGTATCCAATAGTGGTAATACTACTAATTCAAACAAGGTAACATCTAATACAGTTGATACTACTATTAAAATATCATATAATAGTCATATTATTGAGTATAAGGCTAAAAATGTTAATGGTAATAATTATGTTCAGGCTAGACCTTTTTTAACTAATTTGGGGTATTTTGTAGGATATAATTCAAATAAAAGACGAGTAATGGCTGGAAGTGTTACTTTAGATGTAGGTACTATCTTGGAGAACGGTACAAGCTATATTCATTTAAGAGATACGATAGTATTCTTAAACAAGCACGCAAAGAAAGATTATAGTATAATCTACAACATGAAGAATAAATTAATCACTATTACTGAAGAATAATAATTAAGGGAGATTAGCAGTCTCCCTATTTTTTACGATTTTTAATAACAAAAAAATAAGAGGTAATAAACCTCCTATTTTTTTCACTATGAGTTAATTAAAAACTGATTTAAAGTTTGAATATAAATTAGATTTACATTCCAATATGGACAAATTAATAATTTAGATAAGCAATGTATTTACATTCCAGTATGATTCAAATTAAATCAGTTTTTAGTTTATACAACATTTACTTCTCTTAAAACAGTTAAAGAATAAATAAAATATTTATTTAAAAATATTTTAATACAATTCTTGTTTCTCTTTAAGTTTAAACTAATCTATTTCTTTAACTTGGCTAAATAATACCACTATTTTCAAACTTTGTCAAGTGGATTTTGTAAAGTTTTTAAAATAATTTTAGGGTAGTCTGATTAATGTCGGACTACCCTATTTTTACTGAATTAATATATAATCATATAACGTTCCCCAGAATTTGCGTAAACTTTGCTGAAGGAAGTAAAAATATTTTTTACGCAAATCTGTACTCAATTTGTACGCAAGTCTATATGATAAGTCGCGATAAGTTGCGATAAGTTATGATAGTTTACTCAAATCGAAACTTTTTGATTAAAACCCTCTAAACAAGGCTTAATACCTAGCTTTTCAAACAAATTATCATAATAAATTCGCAAAATACTTA